ATCATTATTTAAAAATAAGATTGGCTTTAGACATTGTGCGTAATTATGAGAATGGTAATTCGGAAAACTATTCTCATGATGAGTACAAAAATTGTCTTGTTTTCATTGAAAGCTTAGAACCATAAGGTTGAGACAAGACAATATGTAGAAGGAGTACACTGCTCCTTCTACATAATTGTTTTATTTTTTGTAAAAATTAAAAGTCTTCTAGTTCAGACATAGCTTCTTGTACAGCATCAACGATTTCTTCAGTAACACCTTCATCATCAGAGTCACCTTCATCTTCTGTACCAGCATCATTCATTAATTCGATTTCAGCTGCATCATTTTCGTCATCAGCATAGATATCGATTTCTTGAGGTTCTAAACCCTCAACAGCATCAATATCATCACCATCGTTATGAGTATCATCTAATTCTACATCAGAGATAGCATCAGTTACAGTATCGATCACATCATCAACTACGTGATCATCCGCACCGCCAACTTTAACGATATCGATTACAGCAGTAGCATCACGGTCTAAGTCTTGTCTAATTACATCAGCCATTGTTACAAAGCTCCTTTTTAATAAAAATCATCATAATCATCGTCGAAATCATCATCGTCATCTCCATCGATTACACGATCAAGATTTTCGTCATCTACATCATCTAAATAGCTAGATGTGTAATCATCACTTGCAGGATCTACAGATAGATCACTACGATGAGTGTCATCAATTAAAAGATCCAAAGTAGTATCTTCAGTGAGAACGTCTAGAAATAATTCGCCTTCTAGATCCTCAAGGAAGAATTGATCTAATTTATCCATATTTTTAAACCTCCATAAGGATTATGAAATTATGAATATGTTGGACTTACCCTCTTTTAGCTATATCTGTACTTAGTTGAGTACATTTATCCATTAAGATATAGATAACGACTGGTAAGTAATAGAATAATTCATTTAGAGGTCTATCGTAGTTAAACTCTTCTAGAGAGCGAAGAACCTCTTCATTAAAACGTTTATCATTTCTACGTAAGAAATACTCTATAAGAATATTCTTATAGAAATCTGGTTCAGTTCTATCATATGCTTCGACTTGTTGGATACGTCTTACTGTATCATCATCATATGCACTGATAGGATAATATGCTCCTGGTTTATATAGATGCACGTAATAGTATTGCTCGATACATCTAGCCAACATCGATGTCTGATCTGTAACTAATGTGGCATTAAGATTAGGGTTACACATTATATCAACTTTACCTTTTTCTACAGCATACTGGAATGTACGTTTGTAGTCTAATGGGAAAGTCTGTGGCATATATAATTGATGATCCATAAATAAGTATGGCAACTCAGGGGAGTTCATACAATCAGTACGTAATATAAACTCTATCATGAAAGGATCATAGAAATTACGATCGTCATATTTAAAAATATATGCTTGTGTCCTATCGCTATAGAAGTAGCTTCTAAAGATAGTTCTCAAGTTATTACAGATATTTTCTAATCTAGTAATGTATTCATAATCCGTACTTCTAATAAGCATAGAAAGGTTAGTGCCTTGGTTACCGACAACCATCTCATATTCATCTGTAGTCAAGTTATCTAACTCAGATGTATCTGCATCCATAAGGCTTAATTTATAACTAAGCCTATACATATTAGCACCATTAGGCATGGTATCCAAAGATACAGCAGTGATTTTAAATACTGCTTTATCTTTCATATGGTTAATGATGAAATAATCTTGTGGGAATGGTTTGAACGCATTAGGTACTAAATAAGCATCACCTTCTATGGAACTGCCTTCAGCACCAAAATCACCAGCATCAATATCTACGGTGATTCTATCTATACCATATAAGACTGTATCATTAATTTTATTGAATCTGATACTACTATCTTTATCTGTATAGCTATACATCATAGCTGTACCTTCATCAATAGTTGTCTTCTCAGTATTGATATTGTAATACGTTACTGTAGTCGGAGCCTTATCTATGAATGTATAGAAGTTATTATCGATTCTATCGACCATACTATTTGTCATCGAGTTGACGGTATTAATATAAGTCTTATTGGCTATTTTACCCATAGTAGTTCCTCCTTGTACGATTACCTAACTGTTGAAGACAAAAAATAAATCCAGTATGAGGTATTACCACCATACTGGATTAGAATAATTCACAATCCTCATCAATATCACCTAAAGGAACACCAAAGTCTTTCTTCTTCTTATTACTATGGAAATATATATCTCCAGTGAAGTAGAAACCATGTCTTTTAATATAGTTCTTGGTGACTTCTTTAGATATTGTACCAGCATCGTCATTATCGAAATAGAAATGCCATTCTATATTGAATAAGCCATATCTACTAGCTAGATATTGTATAGCTGATATGTAATTAGAGCCTGATGTTGCTAAATATATACCAGGCTCTTGATTACGTACATTGAAGAATATTGATAATATATCAAATTGACCCTCTGAGAGATGAATTTTAATAGGCCCAGTGGGTATACTAAGGGAACATGGGATTGTATAGCTTTTAACCATTTCATCGTTCCCAGACATATTGATTATAATGTATCTGGGAAGTTCATTATCATAAATATGACGTAAAACAATCCCAGATTGGTCTGCTGTAACGAATCCAATATACTCATTATTAAGTATAATGAAATCATCATCAGTCATTCTCTTATACTTACGTATCTTATAATATATAGCATCATTTGATAAGTCAAATACTATACGACTATCTATATATCTCTGTATAGGATAGTTCAATCCTAGACGACCATTAAGATAATCAAGCTTCTTCTGTATAATCTCATTAGGTAGCTTATTACCACTCTGCATGAAATTATCATATAGCTTATTATAGTTTATACTAGAAACGTCTCTTTTCTTAGTATACGTGGAGCGATCAGAGTTCTCTCTTACTTCTTGGTTATAGATATTGACTTCTTTGATAGTATTAATATCTCTTACACCAAGTTTCATTAAGATCTCTTGATCAACTATACCACGTTCATTACATTTGAAGCAGTTATACATTATAGGCTTGTCTTCTTGGACACTAATGTATAAGTGCTTCTTACCAGCACTAGACGTATGTCCACAATATGGACATCTAGCTACTAGTTCTTTTCTTTGGGCTGCAAACATTGAGCCTTCGATACTATCTTTCAATAGATCTTTTAAACTATAGATGTCCATATCATTGAACCTTTCTATTTTTTTAAGTCATATTCAATTAAATGTATAACGTACTTACTGATTGTGGTATCTAAAATACGTTGGATATCTCTAAACCCATTAATCATGATATCAGTATTCTCAGTGAATATGACACCTGGGTATTTCTTTTCGATATCTTCACGAATCTCTTCTATACCATCACATACACTATAAAAATCAAGTTCTTCAATATGCCGTGTTTCATATATCACATCTTCTATATCAGAAATGATCTCATATAAATTAAGGTCTTTAAAATGCTTAAACAGATAGTCGATTACAAATAGAGATTCATTTGAGACTTTATATTCTATATCAGATGTTTCTATCCAATCACCATTATCCAAATATGCCCATTTATCATATGCTATTGGTCTATATGTTTTACCATTGTATCTAAACTCAAATATAGTACTATATTTACAATCATAATGTGTGTATATCTCATCTATTATACTGTCTGTCTTGCGTTGTACAGCATTCATCCATCTTGTGAACTTCATAGTTATTACCTCAATCGATTCTAAATAAGTCTACTAAACTCTAGATGTAGACGTTTGAATATACCAACTAATTCTTGTACAGTTGAATCTTCAACTTCGTGATTGTAAGTTTCAGATATCCAGTCTACCGCAGTTGATACATCTTGACATAGTGTAATGAATGATACACCTTCATTTTCTTTGTTAAAGAAGATATCCAAAATAAAATAAGATGTTTCACCCTCAGATTCACTATACTCTAATAGAGTCCATAGTCTAGCCAGTCTATATACCGCTTCAGGGAACTCTTTTATCTCTATACGTTCACCACGTATATTACATAATGCTAGCTCTTTAAAAGAAGATATTATTTCATATTCAGTACCATCTTTCTTTACAGTTAGTAAAGCATCTAAAGAATTTCTAAGATCATCTTCATGATAACCAAAATAATCTTCTACTTCAGCGATAACGCTTAGTTTATTATACAGATTCGGTGATTTCATTTTCAGCCTCCGTGTAGATAGTGTCTAGTTGCATTAGATAACTATTGAGTCTATCACAAGACCATTTAACGTCTGCACCATAAGCTTCTTTGATTAGTACAACTGCAGCATCAACTATCTCGGTTATAGTCTTAAATGTAACAGAAGCATACTTTTCTTCTGGAATAGTTCTTAACACTAAACCATCACGACTAAACATGCATTCCAATAATTCGGTAGCAATACCACTACTATACACGTCTACATTAACGTAGAAACTGTGTAATGCTAAAATAACATTAACCGCATCAATCAAAGGATAGAATGCCTCACCCCAAATTTCATGAACAGTAAGTCCTTCTAAGATACTATCATGCTTCAACTGTATACCATCAAAAGTCGCATTACAAGAACGGAACTTACAATATGCACCATCTTTAGTAAAGCTAAATGGATACTCTAGTTGATATAATTCAGATATCATATTTAATACGTTTAGAATCTTGGTATTCATATTGATTTGCTTTTTATAGTACTCGTACATGATTACACCCATTGCTCTTTCTCAATAATATTGACTAGTGCTGGATTATATAGATTATTAATAACTCTTTGAAGAGCCATCATAACATTTTCAAATACATCCATTGAAACGTCAAATTCAGCATTAGGGAATTTTTTAGTAACTTGAGTGCGGTAATCATATATGATATCGATAATATAAGATGCATCAGCTTTATCAGTATAATCCCATAAATTATCAGCCATAGCCTGGATAAACTCTTCAAAACTATCATAACGTATATCATTTAGAGCCATCAATGCTTTATGTACACCATACGTGTCAATTTGTTTTATATTGACAGTTGGTGGTGCAAATCTTTTAGTATTATCTTCTGACTCATCCCTATAATAGAAGTTATCATCAGTTCTAAAATCTACACCTGTAGGCCAGTACCGTACATCATCAACTTCAAAGTCTAATAGATTAAGAAGGTTGCAATCATAAGCTTCATTTATATATTCAAATAAGAAATTACAATAACTAGCAATAGAGTCTCTAGTAGATGAATAACTATTATACGCACCACTAGCCATAGCATCCAATTGTTCTAGTTTATCTATAACTGTATATGATTTTCGTTCATCTACAAATACATTTGCCAAGGCAATCAGATGCTGTCTAGCTTTTATTTTTAAATCAGAGATAGCTTTATTATTACCAGCAAGATCTTCATCATATTTTGCAAAGAAACTTATAGCTTCATTTGTTAGTTTAATACATTCACTACTATTGAATCTTTTACCAGGAATATTAGCTATAGCTATTTTCAAATCTGGATATCTGGATTTAGCTGGAGTATTCCGAGTAACAAATCGTTCGATATGATAAGTTATCCAAAATACTTTATCAATGAACGTTAATACATCACCTTGGATTAAGACTTTATTAGTGCCAATGTATTGTATAGGTTCATTATTCTCATTAACGCCAGAGGAGCTAGTAGCCCCTCCGACACCTTTTAATATTTCATCTTTAACGAATTCTCTAAAGCCACGACAACTTCTAACTACACTGCTAATATAGTCGTCGCTAGAAAATAATTTTTTATACATAGTAGGATTCTCCTTTACGATAAAAACAATTAGTATTCTAAAATCTATCCAATCATCAATACATAACGTAAGAACTCATCATTGATTACATCAGAGTTGGACATGATTTGTGCACCAGTATTCTCTTTATTATGGTAATCAATACATGTGAACTTAGATGATAGGATAGTTGCCAAAAGAGCCATAATATAGCTTTCTGTTTTCTCGCTCTTATATCTGTCAATAAGTTTTCTATACTCAGGTGTAGATTGAATCTTAGTGGATTCTTTCTTGTTAACTGAGTTACGATTAACTCGTTTGACTACTTTACCAGATATAATAGCAGCCATAGTATATAGGCCCTTTTCACATAATATTTTTCTACTAGCTATGATAAGTTTAATATAACCAGTTAGAGTCAGAGACTTTAATGCAGACGGATCTCCAAAGTATCTTAAGAATAAGTAGCTAACTAATTCTCTTTGTAGTTCATTTACTGGAGACGTTGCATCCCTGGAAAGTTCTTTTTGATAATAAGCGATCTCTTCTTGGTCAAATGGGCCAAACTCATTATCAATAGTATCCATAACCCGTTCATAGTTAACTTGGTTATGTAATAGTAGTGACTCGTTTCTTTTACTCATATGAGCTTCAAAGATATCTAAATCGCTACTGCTTTCATCATCACGTTTATCATGATTAAATCTGTTAAAGTTATAATCATATTTACCATCTACTATCTTAAACCCCAATGTTTGTTCGATACTAGTATGGTTAAAGTGTACTACGTTTCTGATATAGGTATACTTAGGGAATAGCTGAATGATTACGTTGTTTAAGATATTGGCTGCTTGTTCATGTACACTTACAGCAGCAATCTCTAATTTAACCCATAATTTAGTATTCCGTTTATGGTTAACCATTACACCATTCATTACTGTTTGGTATAACTTATTAACCAAGTCCATTTCTGGATGCATTTCATATAGTAGAATATTATAGAAGTAGATTAAGAACTCATCAATATTTGCTACTTGTCTATGGAATGCAAAGTGTGTCAATAATGGAATAAGTATTACTTGGAATAGACTTACTTCCATCATAGCATGTACGTGTTGAAGATTGTAATTCAAAACGATATTACGCCCTTCACCGTCAAATGAACGAAGCTCTTGTACACAGTTAGCTTCATTCATTTCTTTGATCTTCTTACCAATATTAGAATCCAGGATTAATCTTCTGATATCCCATTCTAGATTGGCTTTGTTGTATTGAGGATATGCATCCATAGTTGCTTTAATGTATGCATATGCTGCTAATAACTCATGCTCAGGATCATAGAACTTCTCAAAGTAATTGATATACTTACAGAAGTGCTCTTGCATGTCAAAATTAGCTTTAGGAATGCTATAGCCACGTTTAGATTTTAGGTTAAAGATATTCAGATGCACGTTTAATTCTGGATCTTGTCCTAATTTCTCAGCTATAGGCATATATAAAGAAGAGGGTATTTTCTTTACAATTTCATCATCTGGTAGTGGATCCCATCGATCCACTAATGGAATATTATTACTGCCTTTTACAAATAAATGCTTTCTTATCACCTCCGTGGTTAATTCGTTTGGATTAAGAACTTCACCATTCAGTTCAAAATCCAACTTTGTAAACATAGATGGACTGTAATCGGTTTTAATGTTTGATGCTTGCATTAATAATAACCTCCCTAGGCACGTGCATAGATATAATATATCATTATATCTTACTTTCGTTTGCTAGTCTTAGTAACCCTTGTATTACCTATTGATTTACTAGCTTTACTAACTCCAACTCTCTTTGTATTACCTATGGTCTTAGACGAACCACGGTCACCACGAGCGGTCGATTTCCCTGTTGTTTTAGTTACAGTACGTTTAGTTTTAGTACCATATTTCTTTTGCTGCTTAACACGCTCAGCTATCTTATCTTCAGTACTAGCAATCTCTTTGAAATTTACTGTACCGTCTTTATATTTATCTTTCTCAGTAAGCTTATACTTCTTAATAGCCAAATACCCAAAGTATAATATCTTAGCATAGTTGATTACTAAGTTAGGATTAGTAGTCTTAGGTTTATCACTAATAGCTTCAGAGCTATATTTCTTTTCCAGTTCAGGAATAGTTAAACCATTCTTATGATAAGCATAAGAGAAAGTAAATGCGAAAGCTGGGTCATTACTAAAGAATTGTACTTTGTAATCTTCTAGCTTAGTATCGTGCTCATCACCAGCCTTAGCTGGGGAGAATTTATATATAACGTCATAAAAGAATTTAGGAATATTCTCTGATGGTATCTTCATGATACACCAGAAATTACCTTGCTTATCTTTTATGGCAGAGTATTCTATCTTATTATTGTAGTCTACTAATATTTTAAAGAACTTCAATGAGTACATGGAAGTCAATGCATTTCTATTACCAGCAAATGACGAACCAGTACCTGATGGATTCTTAATATATTGACGTAGAGTCATTATCTTTTTAGCCATAATAATCCCCACCATAGTCTACCGTAGGTTAGAGCCAGTGACTCTAACCTTGGTAGTTTTAAAAATTATTTGTCTTCTTTTTCTTCAGATTTCTTCTTTTCGATTTCACGAATAGCATCATACATATTATTCGAAGCCTCTGGAGTTAAGAACTGATTACAAGTAATGAGAATAGTCATCAATTTAGAGATGATAGTTAATACTGCAATATCGGAACGAATAGATGTAACTACATCTTCAGAACGTTCGCCTGTAGTGATATCAATAGGCATTCTAGGTAAGATTTTATCTTCCCCGCCTAAAGCTGATACTACCATTTGATGTACAATACCTTGATATTCATATTCACTATAACTTTCATGGATTTCAGAACGTTTAGTGCCGTACAATAATGCTACAAGATCCAAGTAAGAGTTATAGATAATAGAAGCAATAGCTGCTTCCAATGTAGGTTTATCGTCAGCCAAAGAGTTACCATATTTCTTATATACATCTTCAGCAGCAAATAGACCTTCAAGGTTAGATGCATATCCGAAACCGTGGATAGCTGCAGACATACAGTTTAATACAGCATCTTCAGCAGCATCAAAACGATTATCACGCTCTTCTTGAGTAGACCCACCAATGTATAAGTCTAATGTATTAGCCTTAAGAGAGTTAAGTCTACGTTTAAGTGTACCAATAGTATTAACGTCTTGACCATCACGTTTAGCTTCATTAACTTCACGTTCAGCATGGTCAATCATACCTTGGTATAGGTCACTATATTCAGTAGTACCTTCTTTGTACATTTCACATGGATTAATGATCTTAGTTTTACTGAAATCAGAAATCACTGCATCTGCACAACCAAAGAAATCATGTACTGTTTCATTAGTCGGTGCAAGACCTTGTTTTTGTTCTTCTTCTTGAATAGAGAAGTCCACATACTTCTTGATTGTCGTAGCATTACATAGACGGGCTAAGTCAAGAATCATATTCTTATCTGTAATATTAGGTACAAATAAGAATGGGATTTGAATACCTGCAGAACGATACTTATAGATAGCTTCAGTTACAGCATCCATAGTAGTATCAATATCACGAGTAGTTCTAGGACATAGAATCACTGTAGGGATCATACCTTTGATATCATTAGCTTTGATTGGATCCATAATATTACGCATGATAATATTTTGCACATAGCCAATCATTTCTGGTGTATCTACTGGGTCTTCAAAGAAGTAGATTTGTGGATGGTTTAATTCAGCAAAACCTTCTTTATTATTTACATAGACTTTATCACCATAACCTACGTTAATAGTCATACCATCATATGTACGAGTATAGTCTTCATCAATAGAAGAATGTTTAACTGTAATGAATACATCATTACCCATTTCTTTATAGATATTAGCAATGATAAGAGATAAATCTTCATCACCATTAGTGGAAATCTTAGCGATGCGATACATATCATCAGGAGTAGCTTCTTTTGCTCGAGATACGATAAGTTCATTAATCTCTTTTACGATAGCTTTGAATGTACGCTCAATCATAACTGGTGGTACATTATCAAGTTCAGTATCATAAATCTTTATATTTCCCGCTCCATTTGTTGCCATGAAGTTAGGTTCTTCTTTGGTAACAAAACGTTTGTAAATGTTGTACGCAAGAAGTGTTGCAGAGGTGGTGCCATCACCTACTTCTTTGACAACGTTATTTGTCAAATCGACCATAATATCAGCAAGACTGCTTTCGATTTGACCTAAGAATTTAATATTCTTAAGAATAGTATTACCATCTTTAGTGAACTTAGGTGTAGCATCAGTTTGCATAATCTGAGTAGCACTACCATAAGGACCGAAAGAAGTTAATACAGAATCACGGATAATCTTTAACGTTTTAAGATTCGTTTCATGTAGACTATCCTTAGATACGATATTAGAAAGAATTTGCATCTTTCTTCCTCCTTACATTATACAGGTTTAACCATTGAAGAATATAAGTCTACGGTAAATATTGCATTATCGTCACTAAACTCTTCCATAAACTCTAGATCAGGACTCTCTTCTTCACCTAAGGTGGTTAGATTGAATCCGTAATTAGCTAAAAATATAGTCTTCCCTTCAACTTTAGGGGTTATAAGGCTGACTGTATCTTTATCTTTTATATATAAAGCATCATAATCATTACGTGCTATCTCTTTTGAATCGAATACTCTAATCAATGGAGATAGTTCTCTTACAATAGCTTCTTCTTTCTTATTATTAACTATAACCCCGATATCAGCAACAGCTACATCAGATTTAATCAGTACAGAAAAGAACTTATAGAATTCAGTAAAGTATATATTACGTCTGAGATACATCTCGATAAAGAATTCTTTTTTAAGTTCTTCATATAGTGAATCAGCAGACTCTCTATATTCTGGTTTAAGTATCAGGTAGATAGGGTTCTTTACATTTCTCGTTAGAAGCAATAGTCTAAGACTAATAGGATCCTCTTCTAACACTGTATCAAAGTATTTAGATTCACCATAATACCGCTGTAGTAGAGTAACCAATGTAAAGTCCAAATCAAATAGCATCTCAAAATCAAAGATAGCTCTTATATCAGACATAAGAATACCTCATGGGATAATAGGGAATAGTCTAAGACTATTCCCTATATATCATTAACTATTATAAGTCATCTAAAGAACCACTAGTGAAACCACCAGAGTTATTCATAGTGCTAGAACCAGAGGAACTATTACCGTCACCAGATAAATCATTCAATAATTTACCAACTGGGGAATAGTCATATACTGCACGAGCAGATGCATAAGCATTACCATAAGCCATACCAGTATAGAAGTCTTCTAAGATAGTAATCAAGTTTTCTAATTCAATGTATTTGTAATCGTCTTTTTCATGAGTACCATCCATTTCAGATTGTTTGAAATCACGTACACCGAAATAGTAATCTGCATTGATTTCATAGAAGATTGTCATTTCAATCTTAGATGCATCATCAGAGAACTTACGAATTGTAATACAAGGGTAGTCAGCTTTAGCCACTTCAAATTCTTCACCAGTGGATACAGTTACAAGAGTCTTACCTGTAGTTACACCAGCAGATTTGATAGCACCGTCAGCATCAATGAACTTACGAATTTCATTAGCTAATATACGTGCTTTAGTCGGAGTCAAGAATGCATCCGCACGATTACCTCTATCCATTACATAGTATTCACCATTATTACCGTTGGATTTAACCAAGTGCGCAATACTAAGTTTAAGCATATTATTCCAATAAGAAATATCAATACCAGTAGGTGCTTTGTCCTTGTTACCATCTGGCATACGGAAACGATAACCACAATATACGTTTACAGAACGATTGTTGCTACCATTACCAGCTTTACGTGTGTTAAATAATGATTGTCCTAGAGCCATTTTAAGTTTCCTCCTATAGAAAATCTAACTTAATTTTGATTACGAATGTGTTATACTAGTTATAATTTCCTACTTAGATAAAAATAGGCTACCATAGAGCATTGCTCTATGGTAGAACTCCTATTTATAATTAGTCTTCACCGTAGTTTACATAAATACGTCTATAGTTACGTTTGTATACTTTCTTAGCTACAACGTCATTACGTAATTGATTATATCGTTGGTATAAATCAACAAATGCTTTACGCTCTCTATCAGTGATTTGAGGATTGTCATCGTTTAGTACACCATCAATAACGCTCATTCGACTATTAATTTTATGCAAGAGTAATAGAGCATCGTCCTCGTCATTAACGTTTTGAAGAGTGACAGCATAATCATAATAGTCTTCTTCAATGTCTTTAATAGAAGACATTGTGAATTTCTTGGTCATACTTTGGTATTTCAACTTAACGTCGTCAAATACAGATTCTAAGATAGAAGAATCATCAATTCTAGATAACGCAGTGATCATGTGATTCATTTCACGTTTAACTAAACGTACTGGTGTGTAAGAAGCAGCCTTACGTAGTAAGCGTATAGTACGGATACGTTGACCTTTGATATCATTGTAGATCCGGATTGTCCATGCAATAATCGTAGAAGGAGAACCACCTTCGGAGAACATGTTTAAGTAGCCAAACTTTTTGAGTTTGCTAATAGCACTATTAAGTTCATTAATGAACCCACAAGACATAATAAAGTCATCAATAGCAACGTTACTAGTCAAGTCAGCCGTGAAGATTGAGGTTAATTTATGCAATAAGTCTTTCAATCCAAATGTAAGAATAGCTACATAGTTTACATTGTCTGTAGTACGTAGCACATCATTTGTAGTATCAAGATATAAATCAATCTCTTTTACCGCACGGTCTATTGGACCAGATGAGTTAATCATTGAACCAATATCATGTAAGATAATAGCGAGGATCTCTCTATTAGTCAAACCTAGCACTGGATTAAATAGTTTAGAGTCTAGTTCTACATAGTACTTCTCGATAGTAGTAGTATAATCAGACACAAGTAAAGGATAGATATCCTTTTCTTTTAAGACTGGTTGTACATACACACCAAAGAAGTCTAAGTCAGTGTTGTTGGTATATAAGACACCCTCACATTTGACATCTCTGAAGAACATGTTTAATTCATATGCAAAGTTTCGAAGGACATCAGGATCAGCATCTTGTTTTAACGAATCAATTATAGTTAAGAGATCATTAAAATCATAATTTGTTTTTGCTTTATCCATTCTTATCCCCTTGTGAAAACAAAGAGTGAGCCTATAGACTCTCAGTCTATAGGCCTGCTCTTTTACAATAAACCACAAATACTATACTAATTCACCATCAGTATAGGTATTACTGAATGTGGATATTATTTTTCAGTTTCACGAACTACACGATCCAATTCGAATGGTTCAACTTTAGAAGTTACACCTGCTGCACGCATAGCATCCAATTCTGCTTTAGCTGCTTGAGCTGCTGGAGTCAATTCAGCTTCTACAGAGTATGTATGAGGGTTGGAAGCCAAGTCGTATTTTACAGGGTAAGGGTAACCAGTAGGGGATACAACTTTAGTACCGTCATGACGGATGGAATCATAGAAACCATGATCGTTCATGTCGTAACGTTCGTTGTAATCTTTAGTTACAGGTTTAGTATTTTGAACTGTATCACGAAGACCAGAAGCGTTCAAGATACGAAGACGACCTTGTACTGGTTGATAGGAGAAGAAGTGGAAACGTTCAAACGCATGTACAGCTGGGAGAGCGTAATTTTGTTTGTTACGGATTTCGTTGGATAAGTACAATTGATAATCGTAAATAGTGTAGATAACACGGTCAGTGTTACGAGGGTTCAATACGATGATCAAGTTGGAATCGTTACGAAGTTTATCGGAAGAAACGAAGTTGTAAACACGTTTGTCGGAAGTTACAACTGTACGTTTGTAATCCAATTCTACAGGACCAATGCTGGATGGGGATTGGTAAGTGTATTCTACTGGAGTAATACGACGAATCAATGCAGGAGCACCGATAACGGAAACAGTTACGTTAGGATCGTTCAATACTTGGAGCAATGTAGTTACATACATATCTAATTGGTCCATGAACATTGTACGTCTCCAGTTTACTGGATCCATGTTATAAGTGTCTGGTGGGCAGAAGTCGAATGTAGCTGCAAGTTTGTTAGCTGCAGGCATAGTTTTGAAGGACAAGTCCAATTCTTTACGGATTTTGTCATCTTTGTAGTTACCCAATACGTCTTTGATCAAGCCAAGAGTTTTGGACAATTGGTCAACGTTGTATAATGCTTGAACGTCTTTTACTTCTTCAGGAGAAATAGGAACGTTGATAGGGTTAGCATTAGGGATTTCTACGATTTGAGTTACAGCATCCCAACGTACGGATGGAGTATCGATCATAGCGTTGGAAGTGTCACGTTTGGAATCGATGATTACACCTTTAATGTCAGCAGAACCAACACAGGAAATCATGAATTGGTTGTTTTTAGTGTAACCAGTGATGTAGCCTTCAACTACGTCTGTAGTACCAGGTTTTACGAAGTTGAATTTAGTAGTGATTTGACGGTCTAATTCACCATAGCCAGGTTCGAAACGACGAGGGCTAATAGCAACTACCAAGTCACCAGTATTAGCTGCAGTTTTAACACCTACAGTTTTGTAAGTTTCACCAGCAGCATTTACAGCTTTGGAGTCAACTACGATAGCATCACCATCATGAGCGTTAGTACCGTCGATTACGATACCAGTGATAGCTGTAGTAATGGAGTATGCATCATAAGCTTTGTTGAAACCGTCTTTAGCACCATAAAGCGCCAAGTTCAAGGATTCACGCATAGCTTTTTCGTCAGCACCACCAGGGATGATAGGTTTAGTTGGGTTAACTTCTACGAATACACGACGTGTAGGAGCAGAAGATTCCATCAATTCGAAAATACGATTTTGTTCTGTGAACATATCGATTTCAGTACCATCAACACCGATCATTTTGCGCACTTCCATGCTCAAAGTGAATTTAGGAGTTTTAGCAACAGCTTTAGGAATAACGCCTTTATCGAAAACGTTATTCATCATCATATTTTTATGTAAAGGCAATACAAGACCCATAACTGGGTTGTAAGAACCAATGGAAGCATACTCCAAGATACCTTGACGGTCGTTCTCGAAGAGTTGTTCCATCATCATTTCGTGATCACGAAGACCTGCTGGATTATCAGCAAATTCGTCTGCATCAGCAGATTCGTTTACGAAGAAGTTTTTAAGGGCACGAGCAGCGTCCTTATTGCGCATCAAACGAGCAGATTCAGTAAAGAAGTCTGTTTGAGTTTCGCTTGCAATGTTTTCTGCCATTTCTACAATGGCTGTAGCGAATTCGTATTCAGAACCTTTATGGAAAGAGCGGCTGGATACAACATCGCTAGATTGATTACCTACAACTGGCATATTTGTAGTCTCCTTTCAGGATAGTTTAATTTAAACATTAATGCTCAAATTAGGCATTTTAATATATTGTTATATTAGCTAAACAGGGCAGACTGGTCACTCAGTTTTTTCTGTATCGTCTTTAACTGTAGTGGCAAGTAGTTTGACAAGCCTATCTAATATAAGCAGCGAGTAAAATAGTTCAGACTTATTCTCAATATAAGACTTAGTCGCAAACGTATTAATGATATAGTGTTCAACTGTATCACGTAATTGTTGTGCTAATTTAGTCACCCGTAGTACTATATTGATATTGTCTGGAGTCTTAGCAATGTAATCGATCTTAGTAATAAATCGATTGATCTGATCATACAGATCCATCCATCTAGTCTTAAGTTCTTTAATTGCTATATTTTTTTGTTCTGGTTTTAGATTGTTGAAAAGGTTATCTTCAATGGCTTTGATATCAGTATCTAGTTTAGGATCTCCACCAGTACTACCATCATCAGTACCATCTCCAGAGTCATCAGTATCTCCACCATCATCTCCTCCAGCATCAGGTACATCTTCACCGTCTTCTGATGGAATATCATCTCCATCTTCACCAGAATCTGGTTCGATATCATCACCGTCACCTGTATCATCACCAGTGTCGTCAGTACCAGCATCTGGAGCATCATCTCCGTCTTCAGTTGGTACATCTTCACCTTCTTCTGATGTATCAGGTTCTATATCATCACCAGTATCGTCGCCACCATCAGCAGCTCTATCTGCAGTATCCCCACCGTCATCATCAGCTGGAATATCATCACCTTCGTCAGGTTCTACTCCATCATCTTCTGGTGCATCATCTGCAGTATCCCCACCATCTGTACCGTCATCACCAGTATCAGTATCATCGTCATCAGTAGGAACTTCATCGTCCCCATCATCAGGTTCAACGTCATCATCGGTAGTGTCGTCGTCGGCTGTATCGTCTGTTGGTGGTTCTTCTTGAGTATCATCATCTTCTGGAACTTCATCTCCATCTTCAGGAACGTCTGGTTCCATAGTATCATCATCGTCAGCAGGGGTTTCTTCTTTTTTCTTTTTATTATCCTCTGCTTCAAGGATAATAGAATTAGTTAGTTCATCAAGGAATCCCATATATTATCCTTTCATAAAAACTCTCATATGTATTCTAAAATCATTTAGCTTTGTTGATTGTTGACCATACCATTCTATTAAGTCTAATACATTTTGTATCTCACCAGACTCAAGGTCCCGTTTTACATATCTAAGCATTGATGTAAGTTTACTAGTACCCTTAATAATTATAGGATATTCACATAGTCCAGGGTTTACTGTAAATATAGGATACAAGTCTACACCCTCTATGACTATCTTATGTGATTTAGAGACACAGAATTCAATTATCTTAATAATCCATCTTCTACGTTCAATAGTAAGCTGTTTCTTTTCTGGAGTCATAGGGTCTTCTCCATCAGCAAATACTCTTGAATAGGTATTAATGAACTTTAGGTATTTAGGATTCTTTTTAATAAACTCATAAAAAGTTTTATAGTGTTTCTTACAATAATCAACCAGCCAATCAGCATCTTGTGGATAAACTATAGCATCTAAGTTTAACAATTCAGCATTATGCTTTTTAGCTAATTTGAATGATAAGGTTGTTTTACCAGATGCTGGATAACCTAGTATAAAGCATACATTGAATCCTTTACCACGGTCAAATCTATCAAAGTTTACATATACATCATCATCGCTAAAAAATAACGGATGATCTATCTCGGACTTAAATAAGCTCATTATTAATCATCCTCATCTTTAGATTTACTAATAGCTTCACCATGTTTAACCACCATAGTATATCCAAGCTTTTCTTTTTCACGAACAAGTTTTTGTTTAATCTTCATAAGATTACGGATCTTCTCTAATTGGTTCTTTTCTTCGGCATCTTTAAGATATCGGTTACACATATTGATTTCGATATCTAATTCATCCATAAGTTTTCTACGTTCATCAGCAGATGCTTGACGTCTAGTTACCCACCATCCGAATAAACCAATTACAGATAACGTTGGTGCTACCATATATAATACACCAGTAGTGATAGCTAGTTTAATAATAGTAGAAGCTTTAGGGATAAACTTATCAGCAATAACTTCTTCCCTAGCATTATCTTCTGTATCTTTAGTTACAGCAGACGTTAAGTTCTTAACTGCTGCATCAAAAGTACGACTGGCTATCTTTTCATTATCAGATAACTCAGTGAGTTTCTTATCTAGCTTTACACCAATAGATTTAACTGTGTCTAAGAAACTCATTTCCATATGTACTTTTTCTACAGTATCAAGATTTTCTTTACTAGGGTTAGTGAAGATACCTTTGATATCACATTCCAAAGAATAGTATAGTTCACCTAATACATAGAGATATTCTTTCATATCACGGCGTTCTAATTCTTCTACATATCCTTTGAAGATAGTTACTAATTGATTATTATCATATCCTTCTTGGAATGAAGAGATTTTAGTTATTGCTAGATCAAAGATTTCTTTACGTACATAGTCAGATAGAACTAGGCTCTTGGATAAGATTAAAGCAAACTCTTCTGGTTTAGTGGAATTAATGATAAACTCTTTATATTTGAAACCAGTATCACTATCTAGTTTTAATGCTCTCCAAGTACGGATGATATTACTACGGAGCAATTCATTACCACCGTCATCATAAAAGTCTTTATCGATATGATTAGTATCTTCTTCAGTAGCTTCAGTAACTACGGAAGAATGTTTGATAATCTTTCTAAAGCTTTCTTGTAATACATTATCAGTATCTCTAACGAAGAAGTATCCAGTAATAGCTTCTAGTACAGCATATCTATCATAATCACAGTTATACTTATCTAATAGATAGAAATAGTTTTCTAGAGTAATCTTGTACTTATCTTCAATAGGAAGTTTGTAAGTATCAATCAACTCAGCAAACTTAATAGCATATACTTTAGATTGTACTTCATTGAATACATTCTCAGAGATAAGCTTATCTGTATTGAAACGTTTATTGATCATTGTATGATTCTTAATAACTCGGTCATAAGTACATAGAGCATTAGCCTCATTAAGAATCTTTTCTGCAGCATGGATATAAGCATCTTTTTGATGCTTGGTAAGTTCAGTACTTTCATTGATTGCATCCGTACGGTTAGCAAGAATATTCTTCATACTTCTACGGATACGTTCAGGATCTTGTACTCGACGTACACCTTCTAATACTCGGCCAAAGTATTTCTTTACATGTACAGGGTTATTGACTTGTAATGCGTCAAAATATAAACCAATAGACTTAGCTACTGATTCATCTAAGTTAGCATCCAAGTTTAAATGGTTCTCGATTGCAATTTTCAAATTTTCCTCTGTAGGATTTCTCCTGGCTTTCTCATAAGCATAAGCCATGATAACCCCACTAGGTTTACGCTTACTTTCTAAGTATGCTTTACGTTGTCTTAATCGTCTTAGCATTTTTACGTTTTACCCTCACTTTCTATGAATAATTGATGATTATATATAGGTTCTCTAATTAATTTACCCAGAATGCACTTATAAGGGAAACATATAGTTAATTTTAATCCCATAAGAAGAATCGGAGGTACTATATAGATGTCCATTAAAAACATCCCATACATTATCCACGAAGCTCCTATGGCGGTAGCATCTTCTGAAATTGTGTCTGAGAATAATGGTAAAATCATTGCTCAAACTGTTTTACAAGACTTAGGTGTACAGAATCGTAATCGACGTATCTACTTACCTAACGACTTATTACCAGAATTGCGTTCTAGCCGTACAGAGGAACTTCTTGAAAGTGGTCAACTTAAAGGTGAATTAGGTCACCCTATGAGCCAAGAGTTATCCCGTCAACAAACTATCGATCCAGTATTAGTTTGCTGCAAATATCTTAAACTCTGGAATGAGGGTAATCTTATTAAAGCTCACGTTACTGGTACTAATAACCAATACGGTGATTACTTTAATAGAGACCTTATGGATGGTGAAAAACCATCTTTCAGTTTACGTGCTCTAGGTACTATGCAAGTTAATGGTGGTAAGTCTTATGTAAAAAATATTAAAGTTATCACTTGGGACCGTGTAATCTATCCTTCCCATAAAGTAGCTTACGTAGAAAAGCTTATTACTGAATCTGCTGATGTAGATACGTCTACAGTAGACGGTAATCAGGTTGTAGTAGAAGAGTCTTATCGAGGGTCTATTATTCCTATTACTAACTGCCCACAAGTTAAAGACTTCATCAAAACTGAGTCTGCTAACTTAGATATCATGGCAGAAGCTTTTGGTATTAGCTCTTATGATAATATCGCTGTTACCAAAGAGGGTACAATCCAAATGTTTAACCAAGATGGTTCTACATTGGTTATGAAACCTGAAGACTATATCTTAAAAGAAATCAGAAATCACGCAGAAAAGATTTTCTAAGAAAAAAAATAAAAGAGCTAGGTAGAGTCAATGACTCTACCTAGGTTTTACTATCAAAGCTATTGTATTTGGAGTTACAAATCTCCATCCCATTGGTGTATAGTTCTCATATACTGCACTATAATATTCAAAGAGTTTATACGATGGCATATATATACCATTACGCCGTATTGGTAAATTACCAAACTCTCTGGTAATTAGATCACAATCCCTAGGAATTCTTTTCATATCGCCCAGCATAATATAATTCAAATATACTGGATAAGTTTCAGGGTTTCGATGTCTAAAGTTAGTAAACTTAGAATAAGCATCCACATAGTTAATCTTAATAAAATTCTTATCCAGTTGATAACCTACAAGATTAGATATTTCATCTAATCTATCTAGCATAAATGTACCAGTTCTATATTCATTCTCAGACTCATGTCTATCACGAGATACTAGATTAGAAAATAGATTGTATACATCTAAAGCCTGCTCACAATGAGACATCTCATGTAATAGAATCTCTAATGCTCTAGTTACATAAATCTCTATAGGGTCGATATCAAGACCATGGTTGTATATATTTGTCAAACTTATATCTATTCTACCGAATACTGAAGTACAACCAAATGTGGTATCACTATCCATTATAGGACCTTCTACAATATGTAATGTAGTATATGGGTGGGATGGGTTGATAACTCCATTATACTTTTTATAGACTTTGATAATCGAGTCTCTCATAGCTTTAGAGACTACATCGTAAGAAATTCGCATAATATCTATCACCTCAACATTATTATATATAATCAAAATAACCCTTAAAGGAGGCAAGAATAGGCATGGCATATAATAGAATGACCGACGTTATTAATAAGATCGAAAGACGTCTAGGTACAAAGCCATTAGGATTACCAGCCGATTTAGCTAAAGATAAATGGGCTAGTGAAGTAATCATTCCAGATACACTATCTACGTTTAGTAGATATTTCCCTCATATGATTAGAGTCTTGTTGACTAAAGATGATCAACGTGGCGACTATTATCTTCTTGATAGACATATTCCAGAGAACTATGAGATTCTTGGTGTTAAAGATCTTATGTGGGAAGATTTGGATACCACAAGAACTGGCGTACAGCAATATGGTACTTACGTTATGTCAGCTAAAGCATTAAGCTTTGATGATATGATGCTAACTCAACAGTATGCAAATATTTCGTCATTGTTTAATAATAACGTAAACGTTGAATACATCCCACCTAATATGGTTCGTGTAACTATGAATATGGCAGGTCAAGTATCTAATATCCTAGACCAAATGACTTTAGGTGTATTCGTTAAACACCCATCTAACCTAATGACTATTGAGCCAACTAAGATGGAAACATTTGAACGATTGGCTACAGCTGATGTGGCATTATGGTTATACGAATACTTAAAACACTTTGATGGTATTGAGACAGTATTTGCTAATATCGATCTTAAATTATCTTCTCTTGAACAGCAAGCGTCTAGACGTGAAGAGATTGTACAGTTCTTACAAGAGAACTATGTCAACCCAGCAAATGGCAATCAACCAATTATGTACACAGTATAATAGAAAAAATCCCACTATGAGGAAATTCCTCATAGTGGATTTCTTTTTTTTATAGAATTATATTATTAGTCCCAAGTAAACCAGTTGTACCCATATACTTAGCCATAGTACTAGCATGAATCAGTGGATTATATGTAGACAAGAATCTTCTAAATCCTTTGATACGGTTTATAGTTACATTGAATGAATCTTCTGAAGACTCATTGAATACAAAACTTACACCAGCATAGAATGACCCAGTTTTTCTATTATCAATAACTACAGGTACACAGTATAATGATGCACCCTTATAGTCTTTCATAAGCATAGGTCTTACTGTATTAGAATTGCATCTTAAATCATAAGATATACCATCTCTACCAATAACATAGTCAAATGGTGAACCCTCTGCATTTACATCACAGACTTCAAGAATAGTATCTATTAACTCACAGAACTCATCGTAGTTCTCCCATGTTAAGTCTATAGACACATTACTATTACCACGTTGAGTCAAAGACATATAGTACTTATATCTGAGATTTGTAGTTATCTTATTACCACTATTGATTATGGTATACTCATTGTGTAATGGACTAAACTTAGTATTACCATTTCTTAGTGTAGTCGTATTGAATGCTACAGTAATCTTCATAATCAGATTATTACCGAAATCAAATACTTCCTCGCTTATCTTAGTATATGATTCAAAATTTTCCATAGTGCTTCCTCCAAGAAAAATTAACCTTCATAAGATAGTTAAAGTCCTTGTAGAAGACAAAAAATAAAGACGGGATTGGTTACCCGTCTTTATATAGTGATTATGCAGAAGCTTCAGTAGATTCTGTTTCTACTGTAGCCGGTGCTTCTTTTGGTTCTTCTTGTTTCTTCACTGGTTTATTGGCTTTAGGGAGTTCCAATTTAATATTGAAACGTTCGCCGTCATCTTTAACCCCTTGAAGAATCAAGATACCGTTTGGTAAATCTGACTCCTTCTTATTGTAAAAGAATCGTTGGTCTTTACCAAGACTATCGGCTTGGGTTTGGATACGTTTATACGCATCCTTGTTGATGGATTTTACTAATACATCAACGATTTCCTTTTTAATTGATTTCAAGTTAATCAACTTGTTCAATTTATTGTAGGATTTGTTTTGGTCTACTACTGTAGTAGTTTTTTGTTGTTTGGTTTCATCACTAGTATCGTTATCGTTAGTTTTAGCCTTTTTAGCTTTAACTATAATACTAGTTTCCCCACAAACGTCGAGCAATGCTGCGATGTCTTCGTCTTTTACAATGCCATATTTATCTTGACGTTTGTTGTAAAAGATTGAAAGATATTTAACCAATAGGTCTTTAATGACCATAAGTTTATCTTTCTTTGGTTTACTGCTTAACGCACCCATAACGTAGAAAGCATCTCCGATGCTTCTAACGTTAGTTAGCTTGCCTTTTTTGAGATTTTTGTAGATCTCTTTTGCTAAAGGCTTTGTAACCACCTTTTTCATTAAGGCCTTACAAGTTTTTTGGTAGTGAGCGTCTGCGTTGATCATCAACTCACTAATTGTTAAACCTGTTGCCAATGATAAATCGGCTACGTCGAATTGGGATGCGTTTGCTTTGAAATCAATAGTTCTCATGATAAATCCTCCTTGTGGATAAATAAATTAAATGAAATACATAATCACTATTACCAATATAGTATACAATTGAAAAAGTCTTAGATAACGAAAATCCGATATAGGCAATGCCTATATCGGAATCGTTTTATTCTATATTATCAAGAGTTAATGTATTAAAATAGTCAAATAGGATAAATGGTGCTATTCTTACCCGTTTATTCATAAACTTAGGCTTTATTAGATTACCATTAATATCTTTTGCTAATAAAGTATAGTTTCCATCTCTTTGTTTAGACCATTCAATAGATAGATCGTTCAAAGTTACTGATACAGTGAATAGATAGTCTTTAGATATAAAGACTTTTACGTATGGTTTACTATTAGATTCTTTAGCCATACTCATATAATAGTCAGCTATAGCGTATACACCTAAAGTCAATAAGCCATCTGCTACATCTAAATCTTTAATGGTTAAATCATGATTAGAAACGCTAATGACCAATTCTACATCAGGTAAACTATCATCATTATTGAAGAATAGTGTTACACTGTCTAATATGTCTTCTTTAGTAAAACCTAAACTGATTCTGCTTGGTGTTAGTTCACCAGTTTTGAATCTTTCACCAAATCTAGGATGATCTTTAATAATATCTAATGCTTGATCACAAGTACGTATCATTTCTTATCATCTTCTTTCTTATATACACTATTTATATCAAACGTATCTCTATAGTCTATAAACATACGATTTGCTTCATACTGAGCTTTTACATTTTCACGTATAAGCTCAAGTTCTTCAGCTTTATTATTCAATGTATTGAAATCTAATTGTATCTCATTACACTCTGATGCATATTTCTTAAACACAGGCTTCTTGGACCTATAATATTGCCTAGTAGATGTAAACCCAGTATCTACAAACTCAATATAATCAGTATCATCGCTTCTAGTTCTGCCTAGGGTCTGTCTAGCTAATACTTCAGACTTAAATGGTTCATTTAAAACGAATGTAGCCTTAAGACCACGTATATCTAAAGCTGCACCAGCAGATTTAGTTGTAGAGAGAATAATAGTCTTAGATAAAGCTATTTGTTTCTCTGCTTGTGTATATGTGGATGTGAATATACCCACATCACCACGATACTCAGGATAGTTCTCTTCTATCCAGACTTTAATCTCTTCGATAGCTTGGTTAGTTCCAATATACACTAAGACTTTACCACCTATACGAAGAATCTTATCCATCATAACAAGCATAATCTTTCTAAACTCTTCAGTATTGACTAATGAGTTCATATACTTATTACGATCTAACCCATACATGTAATTATAACAGTTAGCTCTCATTTGTGGGGTTGGTCTACTATTATATAGTATAGCATGGTATCTTGTATGTGGATCATTATCAGCATCGAACAAGTCTATCTTAGGTACATTCTTAAAGTACAGTTTATAGATAGTATTCTCATCACTATTACTCCGTATAGGAGTAGCAGTAAGATACAAAGTCTTCTTTGTATTTGTAGCATAGTCTATATTAGCAATATTCTCAAAGTTAAGATGCGCTTCATCGAATACTTTCATATATACATTAAGCTTCTTGAATAGTTCACCAATAGAATCCCACCCAAATCGTTCACCGAAGTTCTTTAGTGTAGAATGGGTTACCATGAATGCTTTATACTTAGATAGATCAGTAAATCCTTTAAGAATCTTGTGTATAGCAGCTGCACCAGTGATTATCAGTACCTCCCTAATGTCGGTATTGGTATATTCTGCTACACAGTTTTGCCACTGTTCTAACCATGCCTTATTTGAGGCAATTACACATATCTTTACATTCCAATATGCCATAGCTGCTATAGTTACATATGTTTTACCAGCACCAGTATTTAAGTTTACTGATAGCTGTGTCCTATTACTATTAGCCATATATTCACCCTTAGCTAGAATGAATCTTAAAGCCTCTTTTTGTACATCATCTCTAGGCATATACTTAATAGTGGTCATAGTAGTCTGCTCATATGGATCACTATTATACTCACGTTCCATTTCTACACCTAAAGTTCTAGATATAAATCCTATATCCACCCCTCTAGGGAGATACATAAGTTTCTTCTCTTCATCAAATCTAACTCCTACGTATTTATAAGTATGAGTCAAAGGATCGAAGATAGTAAAGTACTTTTCTAATCCAGGTACTTTACCTGGAGTATAATCAGTAACTACTATAGAAGTATTTCGTATTATAGCTCTCATAATACCTCCTTAAAGGAAATACAGTATGGGAATAACTCCCATACTGTATAATTTCTTAGTCTTCACATTTAACAAACATGCTTTTGACTTCTTTCTTAGTATCGTCTATAGATAAGTCTCTAGCCTCTTGATTTAAGAATTCTTGAGGGTTAAGCATGTAATAGTAATCTATAGAAGATGGTGTATCTTTCATGAACGTACTAGGGTTCTTTAGTGTATCCTTGATACGTTCATATGCTAAGGAGATAATCAATGATGGATTTTCCCTCAACGCTGTACTTAATGCAAGTAATTGATATTTGGCTTCAGGATAAGACCAATCAGGTTTACCCATAATATCATCCACCGCTCTAACTAAGTTAGCAATAATAACTTCAGTATGTACACTCATTACATTAAGACCACCCTCGATGATGGTAGCATTGAACTTAGTAATGATTTCTGGTAATGTAAACTTTGGAGTAACACTCGCTATATTGATAATACGTTGGGCTTGTTCCATTGTCTTAGCTAATTCATTGTTTTGAATTCGCATAAAGAATAATGGAGTCTCCTCATTCAATAATGGCTTAGCATTCTTCTTAGGTACATGTAATCGTACATCGAAGTACTCACTATCATCATCAGGAATACTAGAATTGACCATCTTACCAAAGATATCACCAAGATAGAATTTAGAAACGTGATCGATATTGATTTCTTCAATACCATCTTCATCGATAATTATGAACTTATCAATGTACTCATTCAAGATATCTGTATCTTCTTGATCTTCACGGATTGCATCATATTCTTCGTCAGTTGTATCTTCAGATACACTATCTTTATAGATGCGGATTTTTACGTGAGTCAAATCCACTTCTTCTTTAGGGAGAATACGGTTATCGAAGATAGTAAAGTACTTATTGAACTTATCAGGCCATTCAATAGTTTGAAGCTTAACTTCAAGAAGATGCTTAGCTGACAATAGTACTTGAGTAAACTCTCTACTGATAAGCTCTGCAGCGAATTTACCAATATTGATATTATTATTAGTATGAGCTAACTTACCATAACAACGATAGCAAATACCATGACCATGCACAGCAGATGCACATGTAGCTGGACTATATAGATATACAGTTTTACCCTTGAGGTCCTTCCAGCTATCTTCTGTAATAAGTACATCGAAACCATTAGGATCTAAGCGACACCATCTATCGACATACTTATCGAAGAAGACTTTATTATCAAACGTAATAGGTATTAAGTTTTGAGTATCACATTTGAAGTTCTTATCCTCATGGAGATAACTTTCTTGAGCTAATAGACCAAGAAGACGTGCAAAGTAACCAGCATCACCAACGTTATCTTTAGCTAAGATTTGTGCAATACGTCCGCCAGCAGACTCAATAAAGTAAGCGATGTTATTATTTACACCACCAGTGATAAAACTATTAGGGATAATGTATGGATATACACCACCCTCACCATCAGGTTTAGCACCAATGAATCCCATAAACTCTCTCAACTGTTTAAGGTTAATTGTTTCTTTTGCTCTAAAAGCATTAGCGTAGATATGGTCATACCCAATATGCTTTTTAGAGTCTTTTACATATTCCTGAATCTTATCTACAAGCTTATTACCATAAGTCTTAGACTCTGATAGAGTTACATCATCTAAGTTAGGGTAGATAAGATCTTTATACTCAGGGATATTTCTAAGCATCATAACTTCATCATGTAAGTTTACACTATTTACGAAGAATGGTGCAAATTGGTCAACGAAACTAATATTGAAGATCATATCAGCGATAGCTTGATTTAAAGTCTTCAATGGAATAATTTCTCTATAAGGACCAATAATGAGCTTATTGATATAAGACTCAATAGTTCTACCAGGAATACAGTTGTCAAAGAATAGGTGCTCTGGTTTAATAGTATCACCAACTTTAACAATGATATTCCAGAAGATCATATTAATCATATAGTGTGCGAATGTGAGTTTAATAACTTTACCACCAATTCGTACACCAATCTTTTTAGTTCTCACTAATTCAGATTCAATCATATCTTTCAAGATATTTAGAATGCTCTGGTAGTGAGATTCCCAGTTATAAATATTTATCTTTTCTACATCTACCACTATGTCTTTACCCATTACATAGTCTGCGTAGATACCGTAATTTGCTAGGTTATTCATAAAAACGCTCCTCCTTTATAATAAACCATATATTACTACTACTATAATATACATTTATATGTCAAGAACGTTGTTAATTTTTATAAGACAAAAAGAACCCACTATAGAGCAATGCTCTATAGTGGTTGCTTTGTGATTATGATTATTTAGCTTTTGGTAATGCTTTAACTTTGGAAGCGGATTTGATGAATTCGCGTTGACCAACTTTAGCAAGTTTAACAGCAGCATTGTGGTATTTTTGAACGATTTTAGCAATAAGTTGACGTTCTTTAACACGGTTAAGAACCAATTTAGTCCACAATGGGTCTTTTTTGTCTTTAGCCAATTGGTAAGCAGCGATTTTAACACGGCGAGCCATATCATCTTGGCGAGACAAACGAATCATAGTCTTTTTGTTAAGAACAGCTTTTTCTAACAAAGCTTCAGCTTCAGCGGACTCAACGAATTCTTTACGAGCTTCGTCATCCAATTTAGCAAGCTCATTGTACAAGTAAGATTCTGCAGTAGCTTCTACAACGCTTTGAGCAGTATCTTCAAGTACAGGAGCGTCTTCTAACATAAGTTCGTCATCAAAAAACATAGGTTAATCCTCCTTAATATTAAGAATTGATTTAAAGAAAAATATTTTTCTTGGATTTATATGGTCTATTTTTAACCACGATTACTGTATTGTTATAGTATTAGCTGGTAATATGTGTAAAATTACAAAAATACAGACCCTAAAACACTAAACTAATTAGGAGGTATGGCTTATGAAACCAGAACTAGATGTGATTAAGAAGTATAAAGAGGAAATGGTTAATATACTACGTATGCAATTTCCAACTTTGACTATGGACGAAATACAATCTTTTATTAAAGATGCTATAGAACGAAAGTTCAATGACCCTGATGTTAGTATAGATAATAACTATAAAGATATCGTAGTAGATTTACCACTTACAGATTTAGTACATAAGATAGAAACAGATAAGCCTATCTTAGTACCTAATGGCTGTTTATTTAAACAACACGAAGAAGGATTTACACCATTCTATCGTCTATTAGAGTCATATGTAACTAAACGTAAAGCATATAAAAAGAAGATGTTTGAGTTCCCTAAAGGGTCTGATGAGTTCAATAGATATAATCTATTACAATTATTAGCTAAACGTGATGGTAATGCTACTTATGGTGATATAGGGTCACCAGCATCGGCATCTTATAATCTATATGTAGCAGTTGGCACTACGGCTACAGGTCGTATGCTTATTACTCACGCTATCAGCTTATTTGAACAAATCTTCACTAATAATCTTAAGTTCCAAAATATAGATGAAGCTGTGGTGTTCTTAGACAGAATCATTAAAGAACCATCTCATATCTATAGTAGAGAGCTATTAGATAGAGATATACCTATTGAAGAAGTATATAAGAAAGTTATAGAGTCTTGTGGTTTATGGGTTAATGATACAGAAGACCATTTTAATAAGTATAGTGATATTATATGGAATATCTTGATGTATCAATCACAAGAAGTCCTAAACAAAATATACTATAAGAATAATTTATACAAACTTGTAGTAGACTCACCACATGTACAAGAATTAGTTAAGACTATCTTTAGTGGTATTAATGAACCATTTATGGATCCTAATGAGCCACCTGAAAATATAGTTACATCATTAGATCGACTAACTGCTATATTTATGGAATGGTGTTATATGCGATACATCGTATCTGATAAGTTTGAACGATGCTCTACTATGACTAGAGATATTGTATTACTTACAGATACTGACTCTTCTGTAATTAGTACAGATAAATGGATTCATCTTGTGGATGATATTCTAGTAGACCATGATTGTACACTAGTTAATGACCTCAAGGAAGTCATCGTCAAAGAAAAGAAAGAACTCTACAACTTCTATACTGATGAAATTGATACTGTAGAAGAAGAGACTAAGATTACTGAGGGTTATGATGCTGTACGTATTTCTAGTGTAAATATTTTGTGCTATATCGTAAGTAAGATTCTTAAATCTCACTTCCATCTTATTGCTGAGCAGTATAATACTTTGACACCATATAAAGTATGTCTTATCGACATGAAGAATGAGTTCTTATTTAAACGTGCATTACTTACACCTGCTAAAAAGAACTATGCTACAATCCAAGAGCTTCAAGAGGGTAATATAGTGCCTAAGAATAAGCAAATGGATATCAAAGGTCTTCCAATCAATAAGTCTGTATTTAAAGACAGTATTAAAGATGAGCTTCAAGGAATACTTAGAGAGAAAGTATTGCTTAAACCTAAAGTAGACCAATTAGAAGTTATTGGTTTATTAGCTAAGATTGAAAAGAATATTCATGATAGCATTAAGTCTGGAGAGAAAGACTATTACAAACCAGTTTCAGTTAAATCCATTTCTTCTTATACAGACCCTATGAGAATCCAAGGTATTAAAGCGGCTATTGCATATAATGAGGCTATTCGTGATGAGGGAACAGAGCCTATAGATTTGGATAGTAGAAACTATTTGGATATCCTTAAGGTTAATATTAAAGAGAAAGATATTGGGGAATTACAGCAATCTAATCCTGTTGTATACGAAAGACTTATTAAGTTCTTCGATAATAACAGGGAGACCTATAAGGGAGAGATAGCGGCGGTTGCTGTACCTGCTGATGAGCATTTACCAAGTTGGGTATTAGATTATGCTGATTACTTTGAAATCATCAATACTAATATCAAGAACTTCCCTCTAGAATCTATAGGTATAACTAGATTCGAGAAAGAGAATGTGAACTACACGAATATCATAACTATTTAAACTAGAAAGTGGAGTGTTGTTTTATGGCTAAATTAACAAGGATAGATGATTTGATCTACTTTATCGCTGATTGTGGTAAAGGTGAATATGCTAAAACCGTGAATGATGGTTGGCGTGAATGTGGGGATAATAAGATTGATAAACTTGATTATCTTATGAGAGTATATGAGGCAGCTAAAACTGCCTCATGGTATAAACACCAACGCTTCTCTGCTAAAGTTACATTTGTAAGTATATTCCGTAACTTTATAAATATCTTAGATCCTAGAAGTGCTGAGTTTGATATTATCAATAAAGAATACTTCAAAGCTATTAATGTACAAAAGACCACTATTACACAAACTAATGGTATCTTAAACAATCCAAAACTAAGAAGAACGTAAAAATACCCCAGTATAGTCATTGACTATACTGGGAATCTTCTATTTAAAATTTAGGCTCAGTAAGAGCATCACTATCCACTGTCATAGTGAGAGCAAATATAGCTTGAATACTTTCATTAGTATTAGATACTACAGCTTTACATCCCAAATCTATAAAGTGGATATTAGACTTAAGCTGTTTCTCTAACTCAGCATTAGCTTCATCTGTAAATATACCCTTAATAGTAACCATATCACCATCATAGTCACCACCAATAGACCCTAAGTACGCATTACAGATATTCATGGTATCTACAAACTTATTGGCAGTATTAGTACCAATGTATTCATCACGAATCTTAGGATATCGTTTATATACTTTACCATCGAATTCGATAGTTTCAGTTTCAATAGTAGAAGATAATTTTACTTTAGTGGAGAACTGGTTATAGAAAGTGTCGATAGGGAAACGTGTAATAAGAATCATCTTATCTTTTACCGCTTCAGTTGCAGCCATAAAGATTACATCACACCAAGTCAACTTACGTTGCAATTCTTGTTGTACACCAAAGTCTTTATCTTCAGCAATATCTTCTACACGTTTGAAACGTGCTTTAAGTTTCATATATAGAGTCTTACCCTTATAACCGATACGTTCCATTTCTTTAGCACCAACAGGTGCTTCAATAGGTCTAAATCTATCAGAGTAACCATGAATGAAACGATCTAGCTCTTTCTTAAGAACTAAATCATTGAAATAGGTTTGCCAGTCATCGATTCTAGGATATAAAGTCTCACCCTTTTCACCGACACATTCATATACAGTCAAACCAGCAAATTGCTCTTCAAAGAATCGTCTCATATGGAATAAAACGAATGGGAAGAAGTTAGCTACTGCTGATGTTACTGGCAACATTGAATACTCTAAGTCTACATCAATATCTTCAAGATTCTCTACTTTAAGATTAGGTGCAGACATAACCAAACGTGTAGCATAGTCAGTAGTCTTACTGATATTAGTACGACGTAATACACCAAACTTACCAGGAATACCACCGTTTGGGTTAGACTCCGTACCAGAACCAAACCAGTTATAGATTTCTAGTAAGATGTCTTGAATTCTACCCCTATTAGCATCGCCAATATTAATACCATAATACTTAGACTCTTCTAGTGACTTTGCCGATACTAATATATTTTGGTATAGTTTATTAATATCACCAACAGACACTTTACCACCATCACTTTTAACGTCACGATAGTAAGGTGGGATAATTAATAGTTTAGTGATAAAGAAGTTCTTACGGTTACGCTCTAAGAATTCAATAAAACGGCTACGTTTAATAGCACCAGTCTCTCTAAACTTTACCTTATCAATATTCTTATATAAGAATTCTAGCCCAGTTTCACCATTCTCATCTTCAACAAATTGTCCATCAGAATCGATCTTGAAGTACTTAGTACCCTTAACTATTTCTTTTACTTTACGATCGATCTTAGACCAAATTTTATATACTAATGGTGCTAAGAATCTACCATGTAAATCTATATAAGCAAAAGTACCAGCACGTGTTTGTTTAGTAATACCAAAGATGATATTAGATAGTAATCCATCATCAGTCGGATTACCATTCACATCAAAAAATATAGGATTCGTTATAGGTTGTAGATTATTCTTCTTTACGAAGTCATCCATATCTAATAAAGAGACCTCTAAATGGTCTCCTCTAAGTTTATCTGCCATAATTTTATAACCTCCGTAGTTATTAATATGTAGAAGTCCCATAGTCCTATATGTGGACTATGGGAATTTTACACATCTAAACTCTACTGAAAACCATCTGTATCTCAGTTGGCTTATGACATACACAGGAAATGGCAATATTCGTGTTATGACGATTTATTACTTTCCCATTGTAATCTGTTTCAATGCTTTTAAACGCATCGATATTGGATTTGTTACCAAAGATAGTAACAGCTACACTATTATCACATAGGTCAGATTTGACAATCTTATTACCTAAACAACCATAGGGTGCTAATATATAGTACAGAATATTATTCTCGGTAAATAGACGACAAAATGTAGGTAATGCATCCGTTTCTCCTATAATAAATTTAGATGAAAACTCTAGTAAGTCCATTTATATTCTCCGAAAATACTAATTAAAAATAGAATCATAAGCAGTTAACTCTGCTTCAAAATATTAGATGAGTCCTTCTTCCATCATTTGTTCATTAAGATCATCAGCTTCGTCTCTAGTTAGACCTTCAAAACCAGGGATATGGTGCCCATTCTCTTTAGCTATATCCATCTCTAGTAGTTGTCTACCAGTATACTTTTTCTTATCGAATTTCTTCTTAGATTTGGTTTCAAGCTCTTTTTCTTTTTCACGTTTCTTAGTAGCTAAACGTTCTTTATACTTAAAGTATCGTAGAGCTACCATATACCATACAGGAGCATTCATAATCTCCATGATAGTTATTCGTCCACGATACTCGTAAGATATCTTATTAACTTGATCTAGGAGTTCAAAACTTGTACTAGCCGATGTCGTATAAAAACCAATTGTTGAGCTGGAGCCTCAGCAGCTTGGATTTCATCGCCACATTCAGGACATGTAGTAGCAGGCATTTGATAAGAGATATTGATAGCATCAGCATACTTATCAGCATATTCACCAATACGGTCACTGATATCGTTTAAGTCAATATCACTTAAGGTATTAAAGATTTTATATAGAGAAGCAATACGATATTTGTATGTCTTAACTACGTCATTCTTATCTGTACGGAAAGCGATAGGAATCAATGCTTCTTTTTCTTCATCGATACGGTATAAGGATTTAATAGTTGCAGCCATACCAACGAAAGTATCATACTTTTCAGTCATAGCTTTATCTACAAAGTTGATTTCGAATAGGATATTGTAAAGTGTAATAGGGCCTACACCGATAGCGTAGCTTTCAGACACTTCCATTAAGTCTTCTTCTAAAGTGGAATCAACGGATGGGTCTTGTTGATAAATACGTTCGAATAGCTCTTTATCTTTGTCTGTACCGAATTTAACCATTTCCATGATTTCACGTTTTTCAGCAAAGATATTATCACACTTAGTATTTTGACACTGGAAACCAATGATATTTGCATTTTGGAAGCATGCTTTATATACAGCAAAGTATAAGTGATCAATATCAGCATAGTGTATTTTCTTACACCAGTTTTCAAAAGACCCAGCATTACATTTAGGATGTAAATGTTTCCAAATCAATTCAAATTGAGCACGTGCAGCTTCAACGTTATTACGTCCTTCTTCTACATTGATCAAGTTTTGAATTTCAATAGCAGATAACGGAGAAACGGAAATAGATACACCTGTATATGGTAATACCCAAGTAAAGTATGGAGTTTCCTCAGCTTGTTTATTTAAGATCTTACCTGCAGGTAAAGTAGATTTAACGATTTTGAATTTGGATAAATCTGTTTTCTTTTTATTAGGAACCATGATGGTACGCAATTGCTCTTTAAACGTAGCCATACGATTATTCAATCGCTCTTCACGTTCTTTTTCTTCGATTTCACGCATCTCATCAGCAAGACCTAAGTCATTGATAATATCATCATCAATAATATCAAGTTCTTTATCAGATTCTTCATCATCAATATCTACATGCTCTTGAGTTACTGGTGTATCCAATAGTTCAGCTTCAATATCATCAATAGTTTCTTCTTTAACAGGTTCAACCACTTCTGGTTTAGTTTCGGCTTTCTTCTTAACTGGTGCAGACTTACGTGCTTCAGCTAAAGCAATAGCATTACGCTCTTCTATTTCCTCTTCAGTAAGAGCTTCATCTGGATTCACTTCAGCAGTTTTATCATAAGTGGAAACTACACGTACATCCCCACCTTCGATTTCTTTACGTTCTTCGTATTCATCAGCCATACGTTGAACTTCTTCGATAGCTGGACCGAAACGACGTTGGAAAGCACGACGAGTCTGCTCATCGAAATCATTCATTTTCTTTTCGTATTCTTTTTCAGCGAAGTTTTCATTCTCATATTTAGCTACCTCTTCGATAGCCACTTCTTTGATTTCATCCTCTGTAGGATTACCTAAGTTGTATAGTGGGTTATCACGAATACTCATAGGCTTTTCTTCTACAGCAGGTTCAGGCGTTACAGTTGTATCTTCCACTGGTGTTTCTACAGTCTCTTCTGTATGAACTGTATTACCAGCTTCGGCTTGTAAATCAGATAAGGAAAGAGTTTTCTTTTCCATCTAATAGTCCTCCTTAGTTGTAATTGGAAATATCTTTTAAAGTAAGGTTATCCTTATCAAAAACTAGATTGATAGATGATGTATCAATGGTCATTCTAATAAGTAATACATTTACTTCAATAAATGAACAGTCTACGGTAATAGACGACATAGGAGCAAGATATGTTTGTATTTGCTCTTTTGCAGTTTCCTCTAATTCATGTAGTCTGTCACTGTTTATAAATTTATATCTACTATACAAACCAATACCACATTCTGGATTGTTTTGTAATGTACCAGGTTCTAATAAGAATAATCTAATAATATCTACAGCTATAGCTCTAGCATTAGTGTATTCTGTTGGTGTATTAAATGAGTCTATAGACAAGGCATATTCTTTAATTCTAGAAGATGTCTTATATTTATTAGTTTCCATAGTGCCTCCTTTCGGCTTATTCAGTAGCTTTAAGCATCTTATTATAAAGTTGGGCCTGTGAAAACATACATGTAAACTGCCCTAAAGGAGGTACCGTATGGCAACAAAGAGATTTAAGTGCCCATTCTGCGAAAAACGTCTTGAACGTGAACCACTAGTGAGACACATACAAAATAAACACCAAGAGTTAATCCCTGAGGGATACTCTGCTGCAAGAATCGTATTTAATATTATCAATAAGAAATCTAAAGGTTCTTGTGTAATCTGTAAGAATGAAACACAATGGAATGAAAAAACTTGGAGATATAATAAGTATTGTAGTGATAAGTGTAAACATGAAATGCGTAAACGTGCTTTAGAAAATATGCATAAAGTACATGGTCGTTATTCGTTTATGCATGATCCAGAGCACCAAGAAAAGATGTTAGCAAACCGCCGTATATCTGGTACATATAAGCATAGCGATGGTACAACTTTCACTTATACTGGCACTTATGAAAAACGTGCTATTGAGTTTATGGATAAGGTGTTACACATCCCTAGCGATGATATTATGATGCCTGGGCCAACTATCCAATACGTAGACCAAGATGGTGTTACACGAAATTGGATTACGGATATATATTATATACCATATAACCTCATAATCGAAGTTAAAGATGGTGGGGATCATCCTAATACTAGAAGCATGCCAGAATATAGAGCTAAACAAAAAGCCAAAGAGTTTAATATTATTACTATAGACAAATATAATTACATTCGTCTTACTGATAATAACTTTGCACAACTATTAGCTATATTTATGGAAATGCGATTCAAGCTTGAGGATAATGATAATACTAAGACTTTCAATATTAATGAATTTACTTCATGGTGTGAAAATACCATCAAGGAACTTAAAGGAGAAGATTAAATGTCTAATCTAAAAGAGTTCACTGCTAATGTTGGTGGGGTTCCACCAGCTGGGGCAAGTGATCAAATCGTAGTACAATATGGTTATAGTAATTCCTTTACTGGTGATGAATCGGTAGAGGGTTACGGTTTAACTAAAGACCTAGAAGATGATACTATTAAAGTAAAATCTTCTGACGGTACAAAAGAATATAAGAAAGAAGAATTCTTAAAAGACCGTAAGTTTAACTTATACCGTTTCAAAGGTGAAGATAAACGTAAGCTAGAAGCTAATAACTTCTATGAACAATTGACTGGTATGGAACTAATCTCCCATGACCAAATCAAATACAATAAAGATTTTGAAGAGATTACATTTAAACCAAATCAAACATTGGTTGAAATGAATTCTATCATTGCTACTTTAGAGCAAGAGGTAGAAATGTCTAATACTGACTTCTCTAAACTACCAGATGAGTATATGCCATTACTTGGTGAATTAGAGAAGAATAAAGCTAAAGAGATAGTAAGAAATCATCCAGATATTGACGTTATGTCTGATAATGATGGGTACTTTGCTATCAATACTAAGACAATGAATCGTACTGATTCTGTTGATGAGTTGGATAAGTTACTATTATCTGATACTGTACTGTCTGACACCCCATGTAGTAATAGTGACACTTATGTTAAAGAAGCATTCTTAAACTGTGACCCTAACTCATTTGTTCTGGCTACACCAGAATCTGAGTTAGAGTTAGATAAACAAATGGATCTATTCTATGGGTTAACTTACGACCAACGTAAGAACTCTGATGATGTATCTATTCGTTTATTCGGTAAGACTAATGCAGAGCGCTATGAAGAACTAAAGAAGCATTTCTTAAATCAGCCTATCAAGTATGATAGTATTGCTCTTACAGAAGATGCTGAAGTTGATATGAGTGATGAAGATATACAGTTAAAGAATAGTGCTATTCTTAATCGAGCAAATATGTTTGGCATCAATCTCGCCAATAAGGGTAGAGAGATGCGTGCTGCTAAAGATTGGTCTTTGAATACAGGTATCTATATTATGAACCTATGCAAGTCTATTGTATCTTTAGAAGAACTGTGGACTTTATATAAGGGTATGCCTATTCAATTACAACAAATGTCTGACTGGAAACTATTAGAGTTAGTTGGTTGTACTAATGAGACATTCTATAACTTTATGAAGTCTCATCTATTGAATACTACTGAGCTTAGATATCCAGATATTACTCTTATTGAGAATACTGATGTATGGGGCAATCAACCACAAGAGCCAGTATTACCATCTGGTGTACCATTCTTCTCTCCAGAAGAAATAGAAGAGAGATTAAAAGAGTACACTAAGAAGTATAAAACTGATATTGATTGTGTAGATATGCTTGCTTGGTTAGATGCATATAAAGACATCTGGCAAGGTGTAGATATCAGTACAAATAAAGATAAACGTCTAGCATTCAATAAATGGTTTACTATGGTTAATAAGACTATTAAACAATGGAGAACGTCTGCTAGTGAAGAAGAGCTTGTAAGTGCTACAGAGAAGCTATTAGCTCTAGGTGTACCAACTACAAAGTTCTTACCGTCGGATAGTATCGCTTATAAGAAACGTCTACAATCTGTAGCTAAACAAAAAGTCATTGATAGAATTCTTAGAGAGACTGCTATTAATGAAGCTAAAGATATCCCTGTAGAGTTCAATGACTATGGTGATCTCTTGATTACTAAACCTGAGAAGATTGACTATACTAATGAATTCTTTAAGGTTCACCGTCTATTAGTTATATATATGACTGCTGGTAATATAGAAGGTGTTAAATTTGAATCAGCTAAGCTTTGGTATATGAATACATGTATCGAATCTATGCTAAATAAAGGTCATAAGAATAAAGCTCTAATCGATACTAGAGCGAGAATTCTAAATGACTATACGAAGTGTATGATCTATATCCTAAATAAGGAAAACAATTTCAACTTCACTAAGTATTATAGTACAACTAAATTCAATGATAAGGTTATCCGTATCAAGGGTTCTACATTGAAATATACGTTGGACTATCTTAAAGCAGTTTTATTCTTACGATAAAAATTAATAAATGGTGGTACATACCTATATATGTACCACCATAAATTGTGTCTTGGAGGTAAGCGTTATGATATTGACATTAGGACAAAAGTTTCTTAAATATGATAATGATAATAATATTAAAGAGCTTTATAGAGTGACGTCAACCAATATTAAAAACTTCTATGGAGTTACTGAGATTATAGGCAACTCTGGTAGAAAAGGTATAGCAAGAGATTTGGTTAATAAAGAATATAAAGCTCTTAACCCACACTGTAAGCTACATATTGAAATAGCACAGTTAAAGAATGGTCAAGAAGATGTAGTTATCTCTATTTATAACGAAAGAGAGTCTTATGGGTATCCATTCTATATTTGTAGAGTGGGTTATAAGGATTCAGTTACTGGTCATGCTCATCCTGGTAAGTGCTGTACTAAAGCACTACTAGAAAATAATTCAGTAGAAGAATATGAGATGTCTTATATGAATCTGATGGGTGATGTAAAAGAACTACACTCTAAGATGACTATAGATTTATATGTAAATGATAATCATAGTACGATTATACCACTTATTGCTACAAACACAACTATCACTGAGAAGATCTTTGATCTCTTAGTTGATAGATATTTTGGTGTCACATATAAAGATACAATGCTGTCTTGTCTTACTAAGTTCTTTGATGGGATCAATTTCCAATCATACTTTAGAGCTAATTTTAAAATTAAACGTATTGAACTATCGTTTAAAGACAGACATCTTACGCACGGTCAATTGACTCGTGGTGATATCTTTGTTCTTGAAGCAGCAGCTAAAGCTATCTTCTTAGATTGTATAGTTACGGAATATTATCATGACGTAAATCTATACGATATCAAGAGCAAGTATATGCTAGTTGAAGATAAGAATGATAGACTCTATGTGGTCAACTATATAGACAAGAATGAAATCCAAGGTATATACCTATAAAACCAAAGAGTTTTATGGTTATATAATATAAAGGTGTGTACATGGGTATTGTGTAGACAATTACAGTACCCCAAACACCTAGGTAATTTTCTATATTTTAAAGTAAGGAGGAAATAGCTATGAGTTATTTCAAACCAGGATTCGTACAGGATCCAAATCTTATGCCACAACAATTCACTTCTATGGAGTATCTTGTTGATGCAATTAATGCAGGTAATCCTCGAAACAAAGAGGACAATTCTGTACAAAACGAAGATGTAGATATCCAATTGGATTTCGCAGACTTCGATGCAGACTACACTGGTAAACTAGTTTCTACTAATGAAATCTGCTCTCAAGTATCTGATGTACTTGGTCGTATTTTCCCTGACTTCGCAGGTTGCCGTGAAGCATATAGCAATGGCCGTATCTATATCGAATTAGGTTTCGATATTAACTTAGGTGCTGGTCAAGACGGTATCAAAGCATTAGAAACTTTAAAAGAAGCTCAAGCTAATAACCAATTAGATGAGCAAACTCAACGCATCATGGCTATGACTAATAGCATGCGTAATAGTCGCAACTCTAATGGTTATATTGATGAAAACTTCGCTGGTTTCCGTATGACAGATATTGCTATTACTATCTTGAAAAAGATCGCAATCTCTGATTACAACCGTGATGACAAAGGAAACAAAGATTTCCGTACAATCAATATCGCTTACGAATACGATCAATACACTAACAAGATCAGTTTAATCGTTCGTGGTATGACATTGGAAAAAGCTATGTCTTTGGTATATGGCGACAAATACCAATATAAAGTTACATTGGGTGCACAATCCCGTCGTAACGATGTAGGCTATGTTTTAGAAGTACGTCGTATCAAACAATCCAAAGTTAACGAATTACAAAACCGTTACGTTGGTGCAGTTATCGGTAACGATCGCTTCGTAAAACCACGTCGATAATTAAATCAAATATCACTATGATAGGTCTTTACTAGTTCACTTGTTACAGATCATCATCGCCTATCATAGTGATACATAAAAAATATAACCCCGCAATAATCAATCTCTTTCTTTCTTAACACAATATTCATATAACTTACATGCGGGGTTTATTTTTTCTTTAAGGAGACTTACAATTATGGAAAAGAAACAACTGACATATGAAGTTGTTGAAGGTGGCATTGATGTTATCGTAGAAGAGCGAGGTAATACTCTTATTCGATTAGCTGAAGTGTCATGGAATAATAGACCTGCAAAACTTGAGGTCCGTAAATGGATGGTCAATACTGACGGAGACTTTACTCCTAACAAGGGTGTAGTATTCTCCACACCTGAAGGACCTACAGAACTAGTCCATACTCTATTAGAGAATGGATTTGGTGACAATAAAAAGATCAAGGAGATTATGGAGTCTCGTGGGGTTGATCTTAATGTAACTATTGAGGAATCCGAAATTTCTGATAATAATGGGTCAGATTACTATGATCCTAGGGAGATTTTGGAGGGATAATCCGTGGTTTCTGATAATACGGTTTTATACAAAAATGGGACTGTGCATGATAATTCATATATCTTTTCCATTTCTAGTTTGATTGGTAAACTATACCGATCCAACTTCTGGTCTCAAGCCAGAATTGATAAATTATTCGATAGACTAGGTGTAGCTAAAGAGGACGTTAAAGGGTCTACTAATTGCCATGCCTATTCTATCCCACAATTGAATAATATTACAGATAAGCATATTCTAACTTATATTGTAAAATGCTACCACAATAATAAAACTGAGTTATTGGAAATGGGCTTTACTGAAGAAGAGTTTGAATATCTTATCAAAAATAGTGAAGCTATTCATAAGATATATATTATGAATGGTCGTTATATTATCTCAATTTGCTAAGAAACATACTAATGAGTTGTGATGGCAATTACAGCTTTAAAGATCCTTTCTTTGCAACAAACGCATACACAGTATAACCCTAACTGGCACTGTCAGTTAGGGTTATACTGTCTTTTATTTTTTATAAGCATACAAACAAATCTGTAATAGAGAAGGCTAAGTTGTGTTGGCGTATCCTGCTCTCTATTATCCACGATTAGAATGTGCAGAGATCTCATAAAAGTACACCCCCTAATGTACTTCCTAAAAAAGAAAATTCACATACCCCAAACAAACCATTGAAAAAATCTCTTTTCTTCAATAAGATTCACTACTATTATCGCTCCCAATTAGTAATAGTAGAACTGACATCAAGCAGACTTCGTCACTGCTAGTGTATCCAAACCTAATACGATAAACACTACTACAAGACGTAAAACAATTACAATCCAAATCTTCAATTAGTTCTCTGCACACTCTAATTGCTGTATGGTTATTAACCATACAGCATTCCTACTGTTTATTTTTATAATCATATAAACAAATCAGTAATGATGGTTAGGTACTAACTAAAAATATACATACATAGTACGAATTTTTTCGTGGTATTGCTTCACTGATACCGAAGTGATAATTCAGATACTCACCCTATAACTTGTCTACGCTTATAGGGAAATTGACTCCGCAATCAACTTAGAATATTACCTAGTGCTTAACTAACTTGAATAACCTATCATAATAATAGACCTTTCTGAACCTAACCATCATAGAACACGCCAAAGAGATTCCCTATATAGGCAATGCCTATATAGGGGTTTCTTGTGTTTTAGATATGATAATTCTCTATGAGCTTACTAATATTACCTAAGAGTTTAGGTAAATTAGATTTGATATGGTTGCTAGTTTCTTTAATACCATGTGTACCATCTGCATCGAATGTATCAATATCAGCCATGATAGAAACTATACCATTATTGAATATAGTATAAGTGTATTTAGATGTCTCATCAAATATACAGATACCCATAGCTGTACCACATTTACGTACTTGCTTGCTTAACTGTACAGTATCACTAATATGGATATTTTGATGAGTAGAGCAAATCTTAGGATAAATACAATTAGACAGAGCATCTGATACCAATTCGGATGCTAATTGTACATCATCTAAAAGATATTCAAATGTAATTAGGTTCATAATAGACCTCCCCTTGTTAGAATATAGACGTAAATAGCTATTATAAGTGTTTAATAGACTTTACATTTATATAACTAAAGAAAGGATGTGATCTTCTTTATGAATTTAGATATAACTGGCGGTATGGGCAATCAAATGATTCCTACTAACCAGAACGTTGTTGATTTCTCTCAACGTAAGATATATTTCCAGATGGGTACTAGAAATAAATCTTTCCTAGATATGCACAAGTACCTTGAAGCTATTGGTATAAAGAATAATAAATTCATGCTGACTCTATTGGATCCAGACTTAGCATATATTGACCCACATGATCCAAATCTAAACCAATACTATAAGTCTAAAGTCTTAGCTGAATGTATGGTAAACTTCTGGTACTTTGTACGTGAAGTTGTACGTGTACCAGCTCAGGGTGGTAGTGGTACTGGTTCATACTACACTTTAACACGTGGTGGTATGGCGCTATTCTTCTGTACTATATTTAACTACAATATCTTTCTAGACTTACCTCGTCAGCAAGGTAAAACATTGTCCGCATCTATATGGTATCTATGGGCATTTAACTTTGCTACATCTAACTCAACGTTTGCATTTATGCATAAGTCTTTAGATGGTTCTAAAAAGAACTTATTAGGTCTTAAAGACTTACGTGATTGCTTACCATCTTATTTACAAATGACAGAATCATTTACAGTTGGTGATAAGAAGACTAAAGCCCAAAATTCTGTAATGACTTTGTCTCATAGTATTAACCGTAACCGTATTATCACTGTAGCATCTGCTCGGACTCGTGTAGCTGCACAGTCTTTACTACGTGGTATGTCCGTACCATTATGGTGGGCAGACGAATGGGCATTTGCACCATATAATGAAGATATCTATCTTAATGCTATTCCTGCATGGAAACGTGCAGCGATGAACTCTGAAGCCAATGGTGCACCATTTGGTATACTATTTACTACTACACCAGGGTTCTTGACTGATGAAATGGGTAGATATGCTAATAATATGCGTGAAGATGCTACACCGTTTAGTGAAAACTGGTATGACTTAACTAAAGCTCAAATAGATGAAATCAAATCTGCTAATATGCGAAGTAGTTTCGTCTATATCAGATTCACTTACCAACAGTTAGGTCGTTCCGAAGAATGGTTCAAACAAATCTGTATCGACATGCAGAATAAATGGGAAGCCATTCGTCGAGAAGTTTTGTTGGAATGGGCAGATTTCTCTGAGAACTCTCCATTTACTCAAGATGAACTAGAAACTGTAGATAGACTTACTATAGACCCTATAGCAACTATTCCATTAAACAATAATAAGTTTACTTTGAATATGTACGGTAAGCTTGAGTATAAGAATAATGGTGAGCCAGTAGACCCTCCTATCATAGGGGTTGACGTTTCTGGTGGTTATAAACGAGATAGTTCTGCTATTACTGTAATTGACTCTAAGACAACTAAAGTTATTGCTATCTTAAAGTGTAATTACATTAGTCAAAAAGACCTAGCTAAATGTATCTATGAAATAGTTACTAAGTATATGCCTAATGCCGTAGTCAATGTCGAATTGAATGGTGGTTTTGGTGCAGCTGTAGTATCTATGCTCATGAAAACTAAGATTAAGAAAAATCTTTACTATGAATTTAAAGAACGTATCTTAGAAGAAGTTAATGAGGGACCTGGTAAAGTTAAACGTACTAAGAAGATAATGAAAGTTTATGGTTTAAACTCTAGTAAAACTGTACGTGATCTTTTGATTCAAATCTTAAGAGAGCGTATGGATAACCATAAAGACAAATTCATTTCTAAGATACTATACCAAGAGTTCCGTGGTCTTGAAGTTAAACGTAATGGTAAAGTTGACCACTCTGCAACTACACATGATGATGCTACATTCTCTTATTTGATGGCATTGTATGTATGGTATGAGGGTAAAGATCTTAAAGAACGTTTCGGTATCAATAAGTCAGTTATTATGACAGACTCTGCAACTGAAGAGGAAGTATTCAATCCAGAAGCAGAAGAGCTAATGGATATTACTGATGATATCGTTAAAGTTCAAAAAGATATGCTTACTACAGATGATACTAAGAAAGACAATATGGATGTCATTAATGAACTCCGTAAAGGTCTTGGTGTTACATTTGATGAATGGGATAAGAAACGTGAAGCTGAAGATGAGAAAGAACTCAAAGAGGCAATGCAAAATCCTGTATTCTTACAAGCATATGCTACCAAATACAATATGACTAAAGACCAAGTTGACATGTATCGTGATGAATCTACATCTACATTACCTATGAATGCTTATAGTATGATGCCAGATGAAGAGTATAGTGTTCTCCAAGGTAATTTAGCTGATAAATATAAGAGTCTATAATATATTTCCACAGTAGGGTACTTCCTTACTGTGGAATTAATTTTAAATAGCACATAAACAAAGCAGTAAAATTAATTAAACCCTATCAAGGAGGAGAAAGCGATGTTTGGTATCCATCAAAATGAATATGATATTGCATCTGAACGGGAGTTAGCCGAGATTCTATCCGTATTCAATTCTGATTATATCTTTGATGTAGTCAGTTCTAATATTGAAAGACGGTATGAGTGCCATATAAGCCCTATGCCTAATATCCCTAACGTTTTCAAATATAATTTTGAAAATATGTATATTAAGTTCCCTATGGACAAAGAGAATACTAAATCCAGAGAACAAGAGATCTATAATGAGATCATTGACCAAGTTTGTAAAGCAACCAATCTTACATTTCAACCAGCTATTGACGGGTTGGATGCTTATTTTGCATCTAACTGTATTTATGACTTAATGGTTGCACGATTTAGTGATCATATGGTTACTGCTATTACTAAGCTTATTGTAAACGAAGCTAATAATATTTGTGATGCTTTAAATATGGATGAGCTTAAGAAGAATAAAGACGCCAGTACTATTTATAATAGAATGAACCATAAGAACGATAAACTTGTGGTAATTCTCTCTAATATGGAACTAGTTCTTAAATATATCGCTGGTTTAACTATTACATTTGACCAGTTTGTAAACTTAGCATACGACCAACCTATCAGTGACGTTATTAATAGTAATTTCAGTGATAATGGTACAGTATTTAGAGATGCTATGGAAGCAATCTTATCCAGCAATCAATTATTACCAGACTATATCACTAATATTAGATTAAATCTTCAAGGAGTAGAATTATAATGGAAGAAAATAAAGTAGTAGATATCAATGAAGTTACTGTAGTTACTGAGAATGAACCAGAGACTGAGATTCTTACACCAAAAGAACCAGTAGCTGAAACTACAGCACAACCAGAAGAGAAATCTCAAGATGATATCTTGAAAGAAGTTGAAGATGAAATCGATGCTTTAGAACTTGATAAGAAAGATATCAAAGCTGCAGATGCAGACTTCACACAAATCAAAGTAGAGGGCTTTGAAGATGCTCCAGTAGAAGCTATTGCTAAAGTAGCATCTATATATGACAAACTACAAGTACCTGAAGGTCAAGAAGAACCTAAGTTAAATCTTATCGTAGAACTTGGTGATCAATCTGTATACTTCTTGAATAAAGCTAAAGAGCAAGAAGTTCCTCAAGATATCTTGTCTTCTTGGTTATATAATGTAGTAGTAGACTTTGGTCAAGCTTGTACAGTACAAGCATTTACTGCTATTAATGAAAAGATTGAAAAGATCACTAATAAAATCAACGAATCTGGCTTAGCTAATACAGCGGCTACAGATTCTTACACTAGTCTTGTACAACGTTTCCAAGATGGTATCGAAAAAGCAGAAGATCCTGAGATCAAAGCTCAAATGGAACACCGTCTAGCTTGTCTACAAGACTCTGAAAAAGCAGAATACATTATTAACTACTATAAAACTAATCATTCTGCTTTGAACCCTACAAAGTTATTGAAAAACTGTAAGCATAATCATGATACAATTACAAGAATGCTGAATAAAATCGGCATCAGTAAACTTGATTCTAGTGTAGTATTTACAGCTGCACAAGAATTAGGTTTACCATTGTATCCTATCTATGCAGTGGAACATGCACTAGCTAAAATCAATATTAGTGATAAGGGTAATGTACTATTCTTATTCTACTTCTTATTAAACTTAGCTAATGCTATTTCTGCCCGTAAAGCTAAGAAAGAGACAGATTTCACGAAACAAATAATTAATAATTTCGTGTCTCTTATCACTTACTTAGACCAAGCGATGAACGAGTACATTAAAGAAAAAGAAGCTAATCGTCTTAATCGCTTGCAATCTACAGGTAAGACTAAGAAACGCAAATAATTATTATTTACTATAAGGAGGCTTTAATGGCAGACTACTTTAAAAATGGTCCTAAGTTCCTAGAAGTCGATCCTACAAGAGATATGCCTTTTGTAAAAGTATATGATGCTGAGTATACCCGAGGATACCAATGTCCTCGGGTTGAACTCATTGATGTAACACATGAGATCAAACAAGCACTGCTTGTTCGATTTCAATATGCGACACCTGAGCATTGCTATGCTTGCTATCTTGAGGCAGGGTCTCCGACTTTATGGGATATAGACTATGTAAAAGATGGCAGATTGGTTAAATTAAGTGGCCGTGTTAAAGGTTTTGAATTCTTAAGACATAATTCACGTGCACCATTTACTTATAACCTAAACAAAATGGACATGGAAGATCCAACTGTAGTAATTCAGTTTGATTGCTCTATGGACTATGATTCTAGAGTTGTATCTATTGATATTACCAAACTTCGTAGATTACAATTCTCTAAAGCGAACTATGATTTCTTAAATGAAGGTGTAGCCATCAAAGTACCTAATGATGCTTACAACTTCATGGATCGTAAGTTCCCTATCATTAGTAAAGAATTAGATTTATTACCTCGTCCTTTGGATACTAAGAATACTATTGTAGCTGACAATATGTTTGCATTATGCTATGAATTAGCTGATGCTGGTACATTAGACGCTACTAATCTAGTATCTGCAAACTCAATGTTTAGAGAATGCCGTAAACTTGCTAGTGTTAAATTGGAAAACATTGGCAAGCTTACTTCCGCAAATGATATGTTTTATAATGCTAAAAGCCTTACGTCTGTAGATCTAAGTGGATCTACAGATCTTCGTTTTGCTGATGGTATTTTCTATCAATGTGAAAAACTTGAGTCTGTAAAAATGGACGTATCTAAGTTAGAAACTGCTGATATGATATTTGCTGGTTGTAATGCACTTAAAGATATTGAATTAGCTCCAGCTAAAGGTCTTAAAACTGATCTTTGGTTAGCTGATTCTAATAAGATTACAGATAAATCTGTAACTAATATTATTAATGCATTATCTCCAGACGTTAAGGGTAAGCATATTGCTTTCCCTAAGAATACAGAATGTCCTAAAGAAGTAGCCAAATTGGCTAACGACCTAATTACTAATGGTAATTGGGTTCTTGAAGGACTTGTATTACCACCTAAAGAAGTTTGGGTTATTGAAACTATTGAGAAAGAAGAGGAAGATAACGTGATTATTAAAAAAGATGGTGTGTTAGATCATGTTGAAACAAAAGACGATGTTGTAACCACAAAACCTGAAGATAAAAAAGAAAATACAGTTCCTAATCACCCTGGTACAGGTGAAACTACACCTACTGTAACTCCAGGAAAAGAAGAAACTACACCTACTGATGGGCATACTACTGGTGATACTACTGAAACTCCTGTAGCACCTGTTACACCAGCAGAACCTACAGTTCCTACTACTGGTGAAGAAACTCATACTGAAACACCAGTGGCTCCAGTAAATAATGAAGAAACTCATGAAGCTACTCCAGCTGTACCACCTACTGGCGAGGAAGCTCATACTGAAGTTCCTGCAGTTCCTGGTAATACTGAAGAAACCCATACTGAAACACCAGTTGCCCCTGTTACTCCAGTAGCTCCCGCTACAGGTGAAGAAACTGGTACTGTAGTTGATGATACTAACCCTGTATTACCACCTACTCCAGCAGTTCCTTCTACAGAAGAAACTCATACAGAAGTTCCTGGTAATACAGAAGAGCATACTGAAACTCCAGCAGCTCCAGTAAACAATGAAGAAACTCATGCTGAAGAAAACCACACTTCTGAAGAAACTTCCCATGAAGCTATTCCTGCTGTACCAACTACTGGCGAAGAAACTCACACAGAAGTTCCTGCAGTTCCTGGTGCTACAGAAGAACACACTGAACAACCAGTAGCCCCAGTAAACAATGAAGAAACTTCCCATGAAGCAACTGGTAATACAGAGGAGACTCATGAAGTTACTCCTGTTGTACCTACTACCGGTGAAGACACTCATACAGAAACTCCTGCAGTTCCAGGTGGTATTGTAATTCCAGGATCTACCGGAGATGAACCACCAGTGATATACCCATCCGCTCCACCAGTAGGCGGATCCGATGATCCTAATCCTGTATTACCTCCAGCGCCAGCTCCAGCTGAAGGTGAACACCATGAAGAAACACCAGTAGTCCCTGTTCCTCCTGTTGGTTCTGAAGAACATCACGAAGATGGTCATACAGAAGAAACTCATGAAGCTACACCAGCAGTTCCTTCCACAGAAGAAACACACACTGAAACAGCTGGTACTACTGAAGAACACACTGAACAACCAGTAGCTCCTGTAGCTAATACTGAAGAAACTCATACAGAAGAAAACCATACTTCTGAAGAAACTTCTCATGAAGCAACTCCAGCTGCTCCAGTAGCTAATGAAGAAACACATACTGAAACTACAACTCCAGAAGCGACTGGTAATACAGAAGAGCACACTGAAACAGCTTCTCCAGTAGCTAATACCGAAGAAACTCATGAAGCTACTCCTGTAGTTCCTTCCACAGAAGAAACTCATACTGAAACTCCAGTAGCTAATGAAGAAACACATACTTCTGAAGAAGGTCATACAGAAACTGCAGCTACAACTGAAGAAACTTCCCACGAAGGTACTCCTGCAGTAGCTACAGGTGAAGAATCTCACACTGAAACTACTGGTACTCCAGTAGCCTCTGGCACAACTGAGGAAAATCATACTTCTGAAGAAACACATGCCGAAGAATCCCACGAAGGTACTCCAGTAGTTTCTGGTGCAACTGAAGAAACTCATACTGAGCAACCAGCAGCTCCTGCAGCAGGTGAACACAACGAAGATCATTTATAATATTTTAGAAATGTAAGGGAACGAGTGATATAATGGAAACACATATTTGGACTATTGATGGTACCGATTTAAGCCAAGTAAGAGATAATGAAGAACCTAGTGTCGTCCGGGTCAAGACAATTAACTTTGTCATTTGTAGTATAATTAATATGGTATCTATATATAGTGATATGCGTCCTAAAGTATCTGGGTTTGGGAAATTAGATCAATATAGGGACAGTATCGCTACTAGAGCTCATTTAAACCTAGTCCGAAATGCTCTAGATAGTATTATTAACGATGGTATCGTTAATATATTAGATACTGGTGTTGAAGATAATATACCTATAAGTATCAATGAGCTCCTAGAAGTCTATACTAGTGCTAATAATAAAATCTTTGATAAGTTCTACCGAAGAAGAGTGATCAAGTACAATAGCGATAAGCGTTTACACGTTTATGACTTATTAAAGTGCTTCACCCTAGTTGGTGCTATGTGTAGAACTCTAGGAGTATATGATAACGACCCAGAGTTTGTAGTCGATGTAAAAAATGATGTATATAACGATAAAGTAATTATAGATAGAGAATTCTTTATGAATCTATATGAGCTAGTCAGAAAAGTAATAGATAAAGTTGAACGAAGAAAATTGGACTATGGGACACATATATCTAAAGATACTCTTAATTCTAGAACGATTGATACATTGGTAGCTGAAGATGAATACGGTGCTATAACCACTAAGGAAGCACAAAAAATAATCGAGAATCTGGTTCGAAGATGCATTATTCTTTCGGGGAGTCTATAAGTACTATAATTTTTTGTAATTTATTTTTTAAGTCAACCCTGAATTACAAACTAATAGATATATTTCAAATAAAACTGTTTTTACTATGTAAGAATCTAGCATGTAAGCGATCTAATCAGAAAAATACATTATAACAAGCAAGACTATAATACTTATTTCATTCCACTAATCCCTAAAGTGGTAATGAAGGCAATCATTCGTTTATCAAACACATTAAACTATTATTCTTTAGAATGGCTCTTTTCTAAAAAATAACGACAAAGGACCCCAGTATAGGCAATGCCTATACTGGGAGTTCTTTTTACTTACAATCATTGATTAGCTGTACTAGATGACCTATCTTATAGTTTACTGTACGTAGAGAATCAGTAAAGTCTATTATCTGTTTACGTTCTCCAGTTAGTCTATATGTCACATCAAAACGTTCTAATGTCTTAGGTCTAACTGTAAGAATCTTATAGTATAAATCATCTAACTCATCTGGTCTAAATGGATAGTAGATTCTTTCTACAATAGTGATTAGTTTATTCTTATCTCTTTCACTATTAGCAAACATACGATATCCTATAAGAGTGCTATCAGATCTGATATTCTCATTTCTAACTAATGAGATAGAATGATATACACACTTGAAGTCTAAGTATCTAGTATAGTTTGCTTTATTTATATCTTTAGGGATAGCAACTTCAATATTCTGACTACCACCAAAAGATGCTCTAAATGGCGGTTTACCCTCACCACCGTATTGAGTTGTATCCTTATACAACTCATCAAAGTCTAGTGTAATACTAACTAGGTTCTTAAAAGTCTCTTCATTAAATTTCATAGTATCCTCCTTCTGGATTAAAGTAACCATTAGTACACATCTATATTATATAATCGTGTTTCGCTTTCTATAAGGCTCTATAAAAATGACCAACCTGAACAACTCATTAAGAAGGAGGTATATATAATGGCAATACCTAAGTTTTTAACTAAAGAAGGCGACTCTCTGATCTTTAACGGAGAAGGCGAGTTAGTATTCTATATCCCAGAAGATTACTTTAGATCTGATGGTAATATGAAATATGCCGAATTTGCTGGTGAGTATGTAAATACACTAGGCTTATTCAATTATGAATTATTCGATAAGAATGGTAAATCTGAATTAGGATTAAAGATGTTTTACTTCCCTATGGTAATATCTTGTATGCCTAATCAGGTAGATAAAGTTAAGGATTATGTAATCGATAAGAAGACACCTATCCCTAAAGACTATCGTATACTACGGTTTCATAAGGGTGATATTGTAATTCTAAATACTAAATCCCCAGAGGATATCATTAACGTAGAAAATATGTTTAAGATCTTCTTGATTACAGGTAATATCCCTAACACAATCCCATATGATCAATTACATACTTTCCTAATGGATAGTATCAAATACAATGGTAACTCGTTTGGTATCTCTGCTCAAATGTTTGGGGTGATTATATCCCAAGTATGTAGATCGGCTAAAGATGAAACTATTCCATTCCGTCTAGCCAAAGATCCTAATATGAATAACTACAAATCTATTTCTGTTAAGATGGTACCTAAGTATATTTCTCCATTTACATCTATTACATCAGAAAACTGGGATGATGCCGTAGTCAATGCTATCATTAATGATAACCAAGTTGACTCTCCAATGGAAAAAATTCTTATGGGGTAATACACCCTATAAGGCTTATATCCAACATAGATGTAAAAGTTTAGTAATATTATAATATGACTAACCTGTAAAATTTGTATTTTAAAGGAGGAACACATATGATTGGTACTACAATCATTCTAGAAGATCAGTCCGATATTCCTTCCCTGCAGATATCTGACAATACGACAAGACCAGTGGTCTTTTCGGCTTTCACTTCTGATAAGGGTACAGAAGACTATATCCATATCCAAGGTAATAAGTTCTTCGAGCAATATGGCGAGATCTCTTTCCAACGCCATGGCCAACCTTTACTTCAAGCTGCTAACGTTATCAACAATGGCGGTATCTTGTATGCAAAACGTGTCGTGCATCCTGATTCCACATTAGCTAACTTTGCAGTAGTTGCTCATCTTAAAGAAGATAAGCAACAATTATTCCGCTATCGTCATGATGAAAACTTCAATATTCTTCGTGAAGAAGTTGAAGAAAACGGTGTTCGTGTTTTGAAAGAAATCAAAGACGAAGAATACTGGTTAACTTCTGACGTTGCGTTGTATGAAAATGAAGCTGATCGTCCTCGATACATCAAAGAAGAAATCATGCAATTAGGTGAAGCTGATGGTTTTGAAACACCTATCACTGATCCTGCAGCTGTTGATACTGATCCTCGAGCTCAAAAAGCTATCATCAATACATGTGCTATTAGCTACTCTATCGAATCTATCGATTCTGAAACTTTATTAAAAGAAAAGATCGGTAACGATATTAAGAAATTAGCTGATTATGTATTGAAAAAGAAAGGCAATGCTGTTACAGTAGCTGAAAAGTTCACTGGTGAAGCTATTGCTGCTGGTACACGTATGCATGACTACTTGTTATTTGTAGTAACTGACAATGGTCGTGGTGTTTCTAACAAACGTATTCGTGTATCTCTTGATGATACTTTGTCCCGTACAGCTGAGTCCGCTCGTTATAAATTAGACGTTTATGAGAATGACGTTGCTTTAGAAAGCATGATCTTCTCCTTGAACCCTGATGAATTAGAACGTGGCTACAACTTGTACATCGACTCTGTATCCAAACGTTCTGCTGCACAAATTAAAGTACATGCTTACGAAGAACAAACTAACTTATTCTTCCAAGCTGTAGCTAAAATGTCTGGTATTGACGAAAACGTATTGAAAACTTCTGACATTTTGAATGGTCGTGATTATCGTGGTCAAGAATTTGCAAAAATTCATATCAATGATAAAAACGAAGCTGGTCAAACAACTACTTACTTAAACGTTTCCGAAGGTCACTTCCTTAAAGGTGGCGACAACGGTAAATGGGGTCGTTATCCTCTAGCTTATAGAGAAAAATTAGGTGCAGAAGATGCTCGTAAACTAAACAAAGCTTACCGCATTCCTTACGATGAAGAAATGAAGAAAGCTTTCGATGGTACGTTCTCTGATGATATCTTCAACACTGATAATACTCCAATCGACGTTGTAGTTGATGCTAACTATGCATTACCAGTTAAAACTGCTATCGTAGAATTGTGTAAATTCCGTCAAGACGTATTCTTCTTCCGTGATTACGGTATTGGTATGAATACATTATTGGCTATTAAATCTAAGAAAGATATGATCGGTGGTATCGATGCTAACCGTTCTCGTTTCGTAGCCGACTATTGCCAATCCTACGATATCTATGATCCTTACACAAACAAACAAATCACTGTAACTATCGGTTACGATATTGCTCGTTTGATTTGTATGCACTTCGGTAATGGTCGTAACTTAGTATGTGCTGGTGAAGCTAACAGCTGGATCATTCCTAACGTTATCGACAAAACTGTATCTTTCATTCCTAAAGTTACTCCTACATTGGATCAACAAACAAAAATGGAAGATATGCGTGTAAACTATGGTATGAATATCAATAACGTATTCACATTAGTTTCTGAATATACTTCTCAGGACCGTTACACTCAATTATCTTTCATCAATAACGTACTTACTGTACAAGAATTGATTAAAGAAATTCGTCGTCAATGTCCTAAATCTCGTTACAAATTCATTACTGGTCAAGACTTTGAAAAATACAAAGCAGACGTTAACCGTATTATTGAGAAATTCAAATCCAAATTTGCTTCTATCGAATTGGTTATGGAACAAAATACAATCTATGCTGCTAATAAAATTGTATACGCTTCTATCAAAGTTAAATTCAAAGACTTCGTTCAATACGAAATCTTCCGTATTATCGCTGTCCCAGTTGCTGAAAACGTATAAGGAAAGGAGAACTAAACAATGGCTTTTACAAACGGTGAAATTCCTTTCATCTTTGATGGTACAACTGATACCAAAGACCTAACTGGTTATGCCCTTTTCCGTGGTACTACTGACTGGGCTAATCTACAACAGTTTAACCAATTTGAATCTGGCTATTCCTTACTTATCGTATTGGATATTCCTCGATTCTTATCTGAGTTGGCTGACCGTAGCACTCGCTACAAGAAACTTATCGATACTTACGTTCATATCTTGGAATATGAATTCCGTGGTTTGAGTGGTCTCGATAACATGCAATCTGAAACTGCAGAGTTAACAAATGGTATCCAATCCATTAACGTAATCAACAAAGTTACAACTCCATCTGCTTCTCAGATCTCCATGCGTTTCTTCGAAAAAGCTGGTTCTGTAATCACTAAAGTACATGAATTGTACTTACGTGGTATTAAAGACCCTACTACAGGTATTAAGCACTACAACGGTCTTATCGACAAAGGCGTATTAGATGCTGGTTTCGAAAACGAATGTTTCACATTCATGTATATCGTAACTAACAACACAATGCGTAATATCGAAAAAGCATACTACTTGGTTGCAGCTCAACCAACTAATGCTGACTTCTCTGAATTGTACAACTCTGAAAAGGGTCAATACGAATTCAAAGAATTGTCCGTTGAATTCAACTGTGTACCTATCTCTAACTGGTACATTAATGAACGTGCTCAACAATTACTTGACTGGGTACGTAAAGGCACTATCTGGAACGAATCTGAATTCCGTTACAGTGGTACTTTCAATGCATATCATAAAACTCTTGTTAGCAACGGCACTGGTAATACTGGTGGTACTGTTGACTTCCCAGGTTAATATGTAAACAAAACTCCCTATATAGGCAATGCCTATATAGGGGTTTTTTGTGTTTCTTAGTAGTCTCCACCACCAGAGCTATCATTGTCATTGTCATTAGTGCTCTTAGCTGCTAATTGTAGTTTAGTTTGTTTAGCCACTCTATCTACCATGTTTTGGTCAATGTATGTACGTAGCATTTCTTTCTTAATATTAGCTAAGAATAATGGTTTCATTTCTTCAGTAAAGTCTTCAGAATAAGAATCAGCAATAGCTTGAACCATATCATTCATATTATTAATCATAGTAGATGTATTAGATGTATTCAAGTAAGATGGTTGTGGTAAGGATACATTGATAATAGCCTTAGCATCATCATACTCAGCTCTATACAGCTGTGTCATAATACGACTAAAGAATGCATTAGTAATGATTTGGTCACTGATTACAGTCTTTAAGAACTTACTAGATGTCATAGATGCTTGTACTGCATAGTCTAGAGAGTTTCTAGCATTTACAATTTCTACAGGTACTGTAGTAGCATCTACAGCCATATCTTCAAGCTTCTGCATAAGTTCTGTTTGTGGGTCAATATTTTGCCCTTGCATGATTTCGAACTGTACAGGAGATTCACCAGAAGCATTTGTAGGAATAATGAAATCATTGAACTGACCAATGATATTCAATACATTATTCATATTTTCAAAACGTCTAATATTAAAGTTAGTCATTTTGATTTGCTTCATAGTCTGAAGAAGCAATTGGGAGATATTAGTATCTACACCAGAGTTCTTTACATAGTATACACGTCTATCATAACCACGAGACATAGTCGCTAATGTATTAGAGATATACATACCAGTATATAACTTAGCTGGAATCATAGAATCATTTAGTAAAGATACACCACGATGAGAATCAGGATCTAAGACATAATAGCAATGTACTAAATCATCTGGAGAAATAAACGTAACGTTAATAGAGTTCTCTCCTTTGATGGTTAAGTTATTATACTTAAGAATAGCATAAATCTCTCTAGATAAGTCTTTATTCATTTTAATGAACTGTGCATCAATCATACCAGAGATCTTAGCTGCTATACCACGTAGCATATTATCATTCACATTACCAGAGTTCTTTAATGCTGCTCTTGGAGACTTAGACATAGCCATACTATTCATAGGGTCTGTAATACCAGACATAGGATATGTACTATCTTTGTCTAAGAAATTATTAGCAGAACCTTCGATATAGTAATATCCTAAACAGATATCATCAATATAGATAGGTACAACGTTTTCACGTTTAAGTACTTTAAATAAAGCACCAGCAGCTTTAATATCCTTATTAAACTTTTTAGTTTTAGTCGGATCAGTAATACCATCTGGTGCAGGTTCAAAGAAGTCTTTTACATCTAATTCATCTTTTGGTGTAAGAGCATTAGAGATGCTTGTATCCTTCTTTAAAGACGCTTTTTGCGTGTCACTCATAGCCTCCAGTACAGGTACATAGGCTTCGTTAAAACTTTGCTCCTGGATACTTTTGAGTCTCTCAGTTGCCTTGATATTAGCCACAATAGACTCGTTAAGTAATCCATTATGGTAAGATAAGTTTATTTTAAAGTCATTAAAATTAATCTTATTCTTAGGATCACTATCTTGGAAATTAGTAATAAAGTTTTGATCAAAGTCTACAGACTCTTTAACTACATTTGTAGTTTGTTGGCTACCATACAATCTAGAGATAGCTGTAGAGTAAGGAATAATATATACAAACTCCTCACCGTACTTCATTGCTCTATAAGCAATATCTTGGAACTTCTCTGCTAGATTATATTTGTGCTTAATAAGCTCTACGTTATTAACGATAGTCTTTTGATCACTTACCATAGAGAAGTTGGTTTCTGCTAATGTAATATAATCCTTGGCGAAATGGTCAGCAGATAATACGTTGTCTAATAACGTACTTAACGCTGCATCCAGCTTAGGCATATACTTACAGATCATATCAATCTCGGCATCATAGTCTTTGAGATTCTTATTATTGAAGAATGCATTATATAAAGACCCATTAAGATCCATATCCCCACCAAAGATCTCAGACATATCCCCACTATTAGTAGAACCATTACCATTAGTACGTAATAGTTTAGCATATAATGTAGAGATATTATTTAGACCAGTTTTATAACTAGAGTCAGAGATGATACGTTCAACAGTATCAGATATATTTGCATCTGATGCATCTAATTCATCTTTAGCATCTGGTTGAGTCATATAAGCTCTTCGATACAAACCCTTGAGCATATCAGTGACTGATTTAGATAGGTCACGTTGCTCGGCTGTATCTTTTTTGATTTCATCAGCCATCATTTACCTCCTTAAAAAAGTATCATATTAGTAGGATGTTTCAGCATTTAAAGGCTATGACCCAGAGAGCCATAGCCTAAAATGTATATTAGCATAATAATTTAAATACTTGGTCGATAATATAACCATTTCGTTTGAATAGTCTAAACACTAATAGTTTGAACTTAGATGTGGTTGGAATATCATATAAGAACAATTCCATCTTATCACCCTTAACGATAGGGAAGATGCCACGAGAAATCATACATACATAGTCTCTCTTCTTAGTTTCAATAACCAACTTAATAGCACCATCGCTAGCTTTAGCATCTAAGAAGTATTGGAATTTATCATTGAATCTTTCAGTATTATATTGGACTTCAAGATTCTTAGTATCCATATAATTTAAGATATTGTAATACTTATCCAAGATAGCTTTACGCTCAAACTCGTAGTTATCATGTAAGAATGTAAAGTTCTCTTGTTTCATACAGTTCTTAAAGTCTAAGCAATTAATATTAGCATTACCCTCAATAGGTTTATTTTGAGGTGGTGCTACAATCTGCATATAAGACATACCTGGACCAAAACCAAGTAATACGTTATCGTTTTCACTATTAAAGATGCTATCACACTTAAGCATCTTAATTAGGTTATTATAATAGTCTACATTATACTCTTTCGCCATTTTAGAGTTCTCCTTTACCTAGTTCTTTAGCTATAAACATGGACTCAACTTCATTATCAGAATACCTAAACATGTTCATCGTTGTATATGTATCAGGTTCTACTTCACCTAAAATACCATCAGTATAAGCCATGAATGGTTTCTTAGTCTGAATACGTGGAGCATTGTTTCTAATAAAGTCAACCATCTCTTCTACATTAGGAAGACTAAACCATTTATGACAGAATGTGATATTGTCATCAGTAGCAATATCTTCAATAAACTTAGCACCACTAAGCTCTTCATTTGCAAACTTAATCATACCAATCTGTGTTGGTGCTGATAAATTGAATTCACGAATAATACTAGGATATAGAGAACTAAAGTCAAAGTCTACAGAGTTATCAAACAGCAACACTGGTTGCCCATTAATCTTAATCTTAGCAAAATCACCAATAAGATTAGGATCTGCTACGAATGCACCAGGGAACTTTTCTTTAGGTTTCTCTTTAAATTTATTGATATTATTACCATGAACAAACCCTTCACCATAATAAATCTTAACACGTTGGTTATTAAGATATACAGTCTGTCTATGAGCTTTAGCATATCTAGTATTCGTATCAACTGTAGTATTGTATACGTAGTCGATATCACCAGTTTCCTTTTCAATACATACCTGAACTATAACGTCGACTACGTTATAGAAGATATATGTCTTGAAGTCTTTAAATGGTAACTCACCAATATCTCTAGTGATATGGTGATAGTCTAACTTAGCTACACCAGCGACTTGTTGACCAATATCATTCAATTTATTAGATTGATAAGCTGCTTGCCCTTTACGTCTAGAAGCAAATTGAATCATTTGGTCCAAGTATACTGTATATGAAGATATTTGTGCATAGTCACCACGTTCAGCTAATGCTTGACCTGCACGTTCATCTACATAGTAATAGCATTCTTTAGTATAGAAGTCTGGATGACAAATATAGTCAGATGCTCTTTCACCAAATTGGTCTTCTATACGAGCAATAATATAAGGCAAGTCGAAGGCCATGTTCCATGCTAACATGAAATCAGGTTTATCTTCATTTACTTTATCGAATAAAGAATGTAATAGTTCCTTTTCATCATCAAAAAATAAAGGATGCCATGTCATCTTATCTAAACCAAAATGTTTGATTTTATCATTACCACCAACTGTAGAACGGATAAGACTAAACAGCTCACCAGATAAACCACCATCTCTACATTCCATTTCAAATTGTTCCACTAATACATTACGTGGATCTCTAAGAATATATGTATAGATATTATTACCAAAGATATAAGTTACGGCTGATACTGGAGCCTCACCTGGTTCTGGGAAGTCACCAGCAATCTCCGAGATATCAACCTCAATATCAAAATATGCTTTAGTTGGTGGAGACTTAATTTCATTAGGAAATCTACGACTAAACCAAAATCTATAATGATCAGATAGTTCCATATCTGATAAGAATACAGTATTGCATGTATGCAACTTAGTATTAGCGCTAAAGTCTCTAGAACGAATATTATTATGGAAGTACTCTAAGTTTCCTGTATTTTCGGCAATAGACTTAAGAAGCTCTCCATTACTACATTGAACAGGAATTACTTTGTCTCGTTCAATATAGTCATAATGATGAGTTATCGATTGTGGGTCTTTAGCCACAAAGTAAATATAATCAGGATTTTCAATCTCACATCTTACTTTCTCACCAGTAGAGTTATCTCTGGCAACCATAACTACATATGGAGATGTCCACCCAGCTTTATCTTTCTTAGATTTTATATAGAATGAGTTCAGTAACGTTAAGTCTGACCCATCAAAATATTGGTCATATATATGAAGCATGATAGTTTCCTCCTATTAAAGATATGTGGTCAGGCTTGTAAATTTTTACTATTCTTATTGAAATAGGGCTAAATACGCAAAAAAAAATAAAAGGGAGTGGTAGGCACAGAAAGGATGTGCCTACCAGAAGTTCAGAGGATACTGAGGTGGGGGTGGTTTGGTTGTTAGATGAGTAATATAGGGAGTGAGATTACTCTATTATCAATGGCTTCGGATATATCACGTTCTTGTTTTTAATGGTTATATATCTTATATCAGAAAGGAGTTACCGGCTACGCATTCTCATTCGGAGATAGGGGGTCTCCATATATGTAGCCGGATATTATGTTTTTCCGAAGCACTGTAGGGGGTTTGATAAAATAATTTCCACCTCAGTATCCCCTTTATAGTATATAACTGAAATTATCTTTGGTTACGGCTTTAGCGTGTTCATTTAATAGTAGGTATAATTCTCTAGTTATAATTCTATATCCAGGTTCTCCACCATATAGGTATTTGATAACTTTACCACCATCAAACACAAAATCTTTTAATGCTTCATTAATAATAGGATCGCTTAAGAAGTCATCTATTAGCATACAGTTACTATATGCTGTATACTTCATATAGTGTTTAAAGAACGATATAATCTCTTTACCATCTTTATCAGTTATTACAAAAGAAGCTTGTTCTCTTTCTTTATTTACGTCAATAGAAAGATAGAAGTTTCTAAATTCAAAGACAATATCATTAGGATTGTATTTTATATTCTTTAGAATAGTTACAATAAATTTCTTATTGATGTCATATATTAGGTTGCTTTTCATAGATATTTCCTCCTGTTAGTTATTACGAAGTTAACGTCTATATAAAAATCAATATTAGCCCATAAAGAAAGGACTTAAGAATATGGAAAGCATGTTTACTACCGCAACCGATGCGGATAACAAAGAACTTAGAGTGGAAGTGACTCCGCCTAAGAAAAAACTATTTGGTGGTATGAGAGATAATAATAGCATATCTCTAGAAGCACCACCTAAGGAACTTATTGTTCCAACTAAACGTCGTGGTCGCCCACGTAAGGTTAAATCTTTGAATGGTGAGGATGGTGAATCTAACGTACAAGAAAAAGCAGCTATCTTAACTACTAATATCCCTATTGCTGAGATGTATGATGAAACTAATGATATGCTTAGAGAAACCGTATCTCAGTTAGGTGTATTACAAGATGAACTTAAGACAGAATTTAATCAGTTACGTATGTCATCTCGTCTTAAAGGTAAATACCAATATATGACTGATATGGCTAGTGTAATCTCCACCATTACTAGTACTAAGCTAAGTGCTATTAAAGCTATCAATGATAATATCACTACAGCAGCTAAATTGGAATTATCTCGTGTTAAAGATCTTAAGATTGATGCTGGTGATGATAATGCTGCTATCATGGGCCTATACAAAAACTTATTGGATGCTCCAAGACAACAATTGGAGTCCACTGGTTTTGTTCCACCACAAGCTATCCAAGGTATGGACTTCCCATCCTTTATTGCTCAACGTGCACAAAGCTTTGATTTGATTCCTCCATCTGATAGAACTCAATTGGCTCCTACTGATGAGTTTACTCCAGAGCAAAATCGTATGATTATGGAATCTAATCCTAATACTAAAATCGTTGTAGTATACGATAAACGTACAGATGCTAAGTACTTTAAGATGATGAACTTAGCTACTAAGCAATATATCGAAAATGTAAGCTTACCAGATGACTTCTTATTAGAGGCTATGCGTATTAACTTTGCTACTGGTACAGCTAGAAACTCTAATACTAATATGGACTTCCCTCTAGTAGTTATTGGTACTAATGGTATGATCGAAGAAGCACCATTAATCTCTCAAGCTAGGGGCGGTGGCTCTGCATCTTTCGATGATGGATTCTAAAAAAAATAAAATAAGATATTGGGATACAGGTATTACCTGTATCCCATATAAACTATTTTGGACCAAAGTATAGGTCCACCGCCGCTGTTGCGACAACTGGCATGCCTACACCAAGTAGTATATAAAATAATACTACTTGTCCTAATGCTTGTGTCTCTAGGTTTTCTAGAGTCTCGAGCAATGCTGGATTACCAGCATAATCGACTACTGGCCAATTCCAGTAATCAATACCTAATAATGCAACTATATTGTATGCTAATACGATACCTATAATAGCAAATACAGCAAAGAATGGTACTAGGTTTAAGTTCTTTTGTTTACGTTGTTTTTTCATGGTAATATTTTTCCTTTCTGAATCAAATAAATAATATAACCATTGTATTACCATTATAGTATACAACTGAAAATACTAAGTTTTACGAAAATATACAACTATAACAAATAAGTATAAAAAAATAATACATGGGTAAGAAGTAGATTCCCTTACCCATGTATATTGAATAGCTATAACTGATCTTCAGATATAGCTATTTCAGTCCCTACTGATAGTAGGAATCTGTAAGCCTGGATGGCCAAGCTACGGGGTACATTATTTATACCCTCGTAGCGATCGGCCACAAGACTCTTAGCAGTATTAATCTGCCAATCTAAATTGGAAGACCTTTCTGCTAGTTGATTAGCGTAGTTACCTACGCAACCATTTTGTGCCATAGGGATTCACCTCCTTATGACCTGTAGGATATGCGCCTACAAGTGTATGGATATATTTAGATACAGCTAGAGTAGATATAGCTGTATCTACCATACATGATTATAGTATACAATTACAAATATTAACTTTTACGATAAAAATAAAATATACCCAGTATAGACAATGTCTATACTGGGATATTCTTTTATTTAGAACTGTGGTAGATTGGATATCATATAACCAATAAATGCTATGATATACCATAATACTATAGCCATACCATAAGACATAAGTCCCCTAGCAAAGCGTAAACAATTACGTTTAGATTTGTCTCTATTACGCAATATATCCTGTTGTGTATTACCATTGACTGATTGCTTAGATATATTATAAGTGATATAGTTATACATTAGTAGAATGATAAACACAGCACCAGGTAAGAATATAAACGCATAGTACTCTCTAAAAGATACAAACGTACTAAGATTTAATAAGTTAAGCAAGGTTATAGTTAATATACCTATCAATGTACCCTTACCTGATATTGAGAATTGTGCTAGTTTATCCATTATACCACCCCTAATATATTAACACCAATCATTTGTATAAACCATAAGATATATACCGCTAATAAGAAAACCATAAGAAACTTACCATAAGATTGTAAGGTCTTAATGATTATAGAATAGTCTATTCTAGCTTTATTGCTTTTCTGTATATACTCTTGGATCTCTTCTGCTCTAAGTTTAATATTCATATAGATGATTATCCCTATAGAGCCCAATACCCCTGGTACATATACAAATAATATTCTGTATATATCTTGCTGATAGTTTATAGCCCAATCAGCACCGACTGTCATTATAGCATTAAATACTATAAGAGTCATTATGTAATTCATAAGTCACCTCGTATTATAATCATAAAAGAACCTGAGTATAGTCATTGACTATACTCAGACTAATTAAATACCTCCATGGTATGTAATCCACCAATGAAATACACCAGCTAATATAATCATGACAAAGATATATCCATAGTTCTTATTGACTATTTGATATAATGCACCCATGAAAGTAAAAGCCATTAACAACGGTAAGATCACATACATTAATAACGTTAACATTTAGAACGCTCCTGACCACTTAAACACTAAAGTTATAGCATCCACCAAGATAATAAGTAGAGTTACTATAAACACCTCTCCACTACCATTACAAGCATTGCTTAATGCTTCTTCGATAGCTATACGCTTACTAGTATTATTTAAAAGATTAGTTTTAACCTTGCCACCAGTAAGCTCATTAAACTTTACCAAACCCTCTTCTAAGTGCTCAGCAATAAACTTATTACTAGATATAGCTCCACTTTGAAGAGAAACTACATAACCAGCTATTACTAGATTAATAAAAGCCAGAGCATAGATTTCGTAGAAGATCATAATAGCTACAGCTATATTAGATCCTACCACTGTTAATAATTGAGATGAAAAGACATCTATGAAGATTTTACTTGCATATGTCTTTTTTTCCTTTTCCATTATTTTTACCTCTTAATATGACAATACTTCTTATTAATATGGTAATG